ATTGAATGACATACCACGAACTGCAGAAGCAGAAGTAGAAGCAGCCAAGATCTTACTTCCATTCTCAAGTTCAAGAGAACCTTTGTTCCAAGAGATGATTCCTTGTTGCATCCACTTTGGTAAATTTTCATATGCTGTCTGCAATCTATCTAATAGTTCTCTAGCAGTTGCTGCTTTGTTTGCTAGGATACCTATGTTCACATTATCGTTAAACACGGCATAATGGAGCAGGAAGGACACTACAGTGGTTGATTTACCAGTCTGTCGTGGCATCTTGCAGATATTGAATCTGTGATTATGGAAGTTATTAACTAACTTCTCTTGAAAAGGATACATCTGAAAAGGTTGTAGTCCCTTGTCCAGAGTCACAATCTTCACATAGTTCTTTGCAAAATAAACAGGATCCTCTTTACACTTTACAAACTCAAGAATTTGATCTTGAGTAAACTCAATCGGAGTATTTGCTTTTTTTAATAGTGGATTGCCAAGATATACATCACTCATAATAAATCTCCTATGTTAAATCATAATAACCCAAAGAACCGATGATATCTCCAGTTCCACTAATAGTTCTTGCAGCAACTGTAAAAATATCACTGACTCCTGCTTGAGTAGTTCCTAATTGAAGTGCCCAATTATATTCTTCAACAATTGTAAGAGAACCAGAAGATTGATTTGCTCCAAATGTATATGAAGTATTAACAATTTTTCCACCACTCAATGCAGTTGCAGTAATATCATATTGAGTATTATCTGTTGTAGAATCTGGAACTGATGTGAATGCTGCACCAGTTAGAGATGCGTTTCTAATCAGTGCTACTTCATATCCAACATTATTAGACATTGGAAGTGCTCCCCACTGTTTTGGAATAACCACTGCAAACTCTCTTCCAGGTGTTAAACGAATAGAAACCAAAGGCACAAATGTAGTTCCAACAAGTTTTGTTGTAGTCATTCTTGCAATCGTTTCTACCTTCTTTCTTTCATATCCACCATTAATTTGAACTGACGAACAAATTTGTTTCATCGTTGAAGATGAAGTTGTAATTCCAGTATTGAATATCTCATAACGAAGTGGAAGTGTTGCAGTTCTCATATACACACTATCAATACGATTTGCGTGGTCAAATTGATGTGCTGTAATAAACTTTCCGTCAATCGCAAATCCAACTCTTACAGAACCAACACCCAACCATTCATATTCAGTAAAAAGAATTTGTGCCTTTGTTAAATCTAACTGAACACCACTTGGATTACTTGTGCTAAATCCAGTCCCATCAAGTGTGTCGTGATTCCATTCAGATTGTGGAATTCTTACAGTTGTTCCTACACCAGATACTGGTGTTCTTTTGATGATATTAATTTGAGAACCTACCTGTTCCAAGAAGATTCCATTTAATGTAGAACCATATCCAACAATTTGAGTTAGATTTTCTTGAGGTTGATTAAGAACAAATGTTTGAAGAACTTGTAATGATTTTCCTGGTTGATATGAAAATGCTCTTTTACTTTGACGAACTAAACGACATCCTGCAGTAGTTCCAATTCCAAGAGTTGCGGAACTTTGTGCGGTAATAAATCCGACAGTAGAACCAGTTCCAACAACTACATCATCAAAATCTCCGTCCTGATAATAAATGTGAGAAGAGTCAAAAAGTGTAAGTGGATTGGAAACTTTTAAACGACCAAAAAGATCTCCTGAAAATCCTTGTCCTAAGTCGTCATAGATATTTCCATACTTATCTGCACGACAAAAAACCTCAAAGAGAGATCTTTCTTGATTTAGATAATCTTGTGTAGTTTTATTCCACTGTGCCATAAATTAAATCCAATCTAATTTTGCGGGATGATATCTCTTATCATCTTTTATTCTCATGGAACCTTTTGAGTTCTCGTTAACGTATATATGATGAACAATTGAACCCGGATATTCGTCTTGAAGATACTGAGTTAATTCATTTTTTGTTGGAATACCATTCTCAGTTACCATAGAGATTCTATGAATATTGCCCATGTAAACAATATCAGCAGAGAATTCTTCTGTTTGAGGTTCTTGATGATTATTGCCACCAACAATCAGAGTTCCGTTAAAATCTCCAGAGATGTTGATGCTTTCTGATAAGAATTGTTTGAATGATTTCATCTTAGTTACAGTTCCAACGACGAAGTGCTTTGTTAATTCTTGAATCAGGATCTCTTGCAGTTTCGGCAGAAGTCAATCTTTTTTTCATCCCGGTCATACGTCGGCAAAATGATTTTCTTCTTTCTGCTCTTTTTCCTGATGGATTCTTTTCAGTTACTGCAGTCTGCAATTTTGATCCTGGATTTTCTTTACGATATGCATCGACTGCTTTCTGACTTAATCCATCAGTTTTATCTTTACGATTTACCGACTGCCAATCTTCAGTGTGAACAATTGGTTCTCCTGGTTGATATTCTGCTACATGATAAGATTGAACTCTTGATCCTGGATATACTTTTTCAATTTGATCCTGAACATCTCTTCTACTTGGGAGAGATGTTTGTGCGAAGAACATCTTGAGTGAATAGTACTTGCCTTTCCAAGTCAACATTACATGAATTAAATTTCCAGTCTTTGCTGGCATTCTTACTGCTTCTTCAAGTTCAGTCTCTTCACTTACAGACTTCCAACCACCACCTGCTTTTTTGTATTCTTTTGCTGCCCAACCATTTGCATATGCAGAAGGATAAACATCAAACTTTGCCTTTGCTCTAGACTTCATCTTGGACCAAAGAGCAGGATTTGTTGGAACGTTTTTCTCTTCAAGATTTTGAAGTTCTTCTTCTCCCACAATCTGTTCAAGAATTTTACCAACCATTCCTGTATGCTCAGGAACACAATTTGGAACCATTTTCTTTCCTTTCTTTTTCATTCCTACTTGTTTGTATCCAACCCAACATGGTCCCTTTGATTCTTCAATATCATGTTCTCCACTATCAATATAATCTGCTGCACTATCCAAGTAGTCTGCTGCTTTAGTAATTTTTGATTGCACCCATGCTTCAATATTACCTTCTCCCTTACCCATTTTTTTCTTAAGTCTTTTGGCAGCACTCATGATTGCGGAGAGTTCTGATCTTGCCATTGAATGCTCATGATCTTTCTCTTCATTTGTTGGATGAAGTTGTGCAATATCATATTTCATTTGACTCGTAACAACTGATGTGGGTAATGAAAATAATGACCAATATTTTGGTCCATATTTACACTCCATTTTAGTTTCATTTTTTTGGCACTTTGGACAAAATCTTTTTTCGTTTGCAGAAAACATGGGCCCATTCCAATCCGGAAGAGATGAATCATGAGTTTCTTCTTTAATTTTGTTGGATACCATTTTTGGTTTTCCTCCCTTTCCTGGACGATCTGCCACTGGGTCTGCTTTTCTTTTTCTTCTCACTGCAGCAGCAATTTGATTCTTAGACATTTTTGCTGCCTTTTCTTTTGAAAGACATTTTGGTTTTGGCTCACCAGGTTCACGCGCACATTTGCCAATTCTTTCACCTTTTGTATTATATCTATCCCATCCACCACCACCTACTCCACCTTCACCACCAGTTCCAAACCATTTGCGAAGATCCTCATTCACTCTTTTTTTACGTCCTTGGCAGTGAGCTCTTTGAGAAAACCCTTTTGGATTATCACAATCAATTGATTTTTTATATTTCTCACTCCAACCTTCATAAGCCATACCTCTTTTAGTATGCTTAATCTCACCTTTTTGTTTTGCAATTAAAGTTTTGGAGACTTTTCCAAAATCTTTAATAGGATTTTCATCAGGAACTGCTTTTTTTGGATTATCATAAACATCTACATCTCCATCAGCATCACGATCAACATACTGAACTGAAGCATGATGAACTAAATGTTTTATATCAATATTTGGATCAAGCTGGTGTTGCTTTTTTCCAAGATGAGGTGTTTTATGAGTAAATTTGGTGAACTTGGGTTCCATCAAATACTATCAAGGATCTTTTTATATTTATTACTTTAAATTTCTATTGCGGTGAATATAACCTTAAATGTAGTTATATTTGAAGAACTGGGATATCCAAGTAGTCTCAGTGCTCCACCATCTACGTCTGAAGAAAAAGTTGCTATCCCAATTGGATGATTGATTGTCCCATATTCTGTCATATATGTTGTCGTACCGTCGTGAATGACATTAATTGTTGTCATGTTATAGTTAGATCCTTCAGTTATTTGAACTTGATAATTGACTGATCTATAAGTAGATGAACTTACCGACATGACCACAGATTGTCCTACTGAAGATGTAGTTAAAACACCTGATTGAATATCACCAGCAATTAATTCTAAATTAGTTGCAGAAACTGGTGAAAAAGTGAATTTACTAGAACTAGCATCATATCTTAAAAATCTACCATCACCTAAATTGGAACTATTTACATCAGAAAGACCGAGTAATGTAGTTGATCCTCCAAAAGAGGTACTAGCAATCCCAACCCATTTTGAGTTTGCTTGATTATAAATTAGAAGTTTTCCGTCACCGGTAGTTTGATCAAAAGAAACATCGTCAAGGTCCTTAATGAATCCTGCACCACCACCTCCCATTGTTGAGAGTTGAGTTTGAATTCTATTAATGAAAATTCGATAATGTTCAGCTAGGTCATCAAGAGTTGCAAACTTTTGATCCATCGGGGTTAATGGATCCGGTACCACTCCAATTGATTCTTTTTCTTCCGGAGGTTCTCTTAATATACTTTCTTGTAAATCTTTCTGTTCAGATTTAATGGTTTCTACAAGACCATAAAGATCTTTAATATCATTCCTTACATTTTTAATATCCTCATCATAATATTTTACTTTTGGAATATTTGATATTTCTTCTTTGAGAGTTTCAAAATAATTTAAAAGAACCTGGTCAGTTTTTATACTATTTTCATTAAACTCTTTTAGTCTTTCTTCTAGATTATTTTTAAGTGAATTGTATTCATTTGTGATTTGCTTTTTTAATTTGCGATCATCATCTTTAAATTCTTTATGATATTCCCAAATTTTTAAAGACGATTCTCTAAGTTCTTTCCAGATTTTATTTTTTGCATCTTGAAACTTTTCATCAATATCTTTAATTTCCGATTCAAGTTTAATCTTAGTTTCGAAATTTTTTGTTTCGTTTTCTTCGACAACTTCTCTTAAATTAATCTCTACTCTTTCACGAAGAGTTTCGATAGTATCATTAACCTTGATAAAGTCATCGTCAATAACACTAAAAGTTTTTCCGATCCAAGAAAAGTCAGGAACTTCATTTACTTCATTAACCCATTTAGGGAAAGTTGGAATTTCTGATCTAACTTCTTGAATATTTTTTTGCAGTCTTTCAATGTCAGAGTCGTAGTATTTTATTTCTGGAATTTCTGGTATTGAAGATGCAAGTATCTGAATGGACTCACAAATATCTTCAAGTTCCTTATCATAATATTTTATTTCCGGAATATCTGGAATACTTTCTCTAACATCATTAATTAATCGAAGAACTTCGTTGAGTTCTAAACTCTTTTCTTCTGGTACGAATTCTTCAACTAACTCTTTTATTTCCTCTTCTTCTTTTTCAACAAAATCTTCAACAGAAGGTAATTCCTGTTCTACTTCTTCTGCTAAAAATTCCTCTATGGATGGCAATTTGTTATTTGAAAAAAATTGATCAATTGAAGGTAAATCTTCCTTTGGCATTTTATTAGTATCCAATATACTTTGGGATTTCTCTCCCTTTTTACTATTTATCGTTTTCTGTAAGTTCGTTCTTTAATAACTTAGATAATTCTGCTGTGGATCCAACAAAAAGTGCATTTGTGACATTAGTTGGACCTTTTGATTTCTGTTCATCCAAATCTTTCAGTTTTTTTTGCAAATCCATTAATTTTTCTGTTGCGTCAGAGACACTTTTAATCAACTGACCAGCAACTTCATATGCTCTTGGCATTTCACTTTCTTGAGCTAACTCTAAAATACCATTGATTGCCTCTTGACCCTTTTCAATTATTGAATATAAATTTCCTCTAGTATATTCATAGTCTTTTCTAATATCGTCTGATATATGAGATTTTTTATCTTGAGTTATTTCAGTTGATACCGTTTCAACTTCTTGAGATACTATTTCTCCGGCAACATTGAATGCGTCATTCAAACTATCAAATTTTTTAGTCATTTTCATAATGTTCCACTAAATCCAAAATCGTCACCAAAATCTATTAATAAATTATCTGCACTTGTAATATTTTTAACTTCCGCACCAGAAACGTGTTTTGTAATTGCAGAACCATCTGCACCTCTTGTAACAGTTAAAGTATTGCTTGACTTAGACTTTACATACATTTCTTCTTCATCAATATAAATGTAAGTGTTTGCTGAAATGTTAGTTGCATCATTTACTGATATTATAGTATCTTCAGTTTCAAGATCTTTGGACAGGTTTGTAACAACAATTCCAGTATAATTTTTAGTTGCTCTTGGTTCTGCACTGTAAGTAACTTCTCTGGTTGGTGTTGGTGTTTCTCCACCAGAAATATATCCAATAGAAACTTTTTTGATAATATCATCCGATACAGTCGAAGATGCAATTGGACCAAATAGATATGTTTTTGCGGTAAATCTTAGAGTGTATATTAAAGCTCTTCTAGTACTAAAGTCACCTTCATAATCATCACTCATTGATACCGAATTCAAAACAACAGGAATATCTCTTTTTTCTCCAATTGTAGATATTAAATCTACAGTTAATGTATATGCTGGTTGAAAATATGGCAGTATTTGCTCTATTATTTGGAGCATATCATCATTTAATTTAGTAAAAATACTAAGTTCAAAATCTAAATTATACGGAACTGGTAAATATGTTTTTGTTATTTTAGTTCCATCACTTTTTAAACCACTTAAAAATGTTTGAGTGGTGGTTGATTTTCTAGAAGAATCGTAGGTTATGCCCACCAATTCAAATGACATTCTTGGCAATGAAATTTGAATTGGTTTATTTAAGTCTGGAACTTGTTCAAGTCTTGCTAAAAATTTCTGCGTTGGTCCATAAGCCAAAGGAACTCGAATTGCACTTACTGTTTGATCAGAATCATTTTTATGTTTAATAGAAACTTCATTAAATAAACTTCCAAAAGAAATCACCGTTTTTCTAATTATTTCGTGATAAAAGTATTCAAACATGTTAAGAATTCCTTATATTTCTATTTATTATCAGATAAGTTATTTATGGCATCCCAAAAGGATTGTCTTGAGAGAAATCTAATATAGCATCTGCTTCTGATTCAATAGTATCATTTTGTGCATAACTATCATTTGTATTAAATGATGAAACTTTTCTATATTGATAAGTTGCTCCAGATTCTGCTCCAGTAATTGTTTCCCCACTTACAAAAGATCCAGTTACGTTTGAAATTTCTAAAATATTTGTTAAATTATTCCAAGATTTTACTTTTGCTGTTGATCCACTTGTAGATCCAGTTATAGTTTCGTTTACAAAATAATTTCCAGTTCCTGATATATAAGGAGATGAAATGGTAATAGTTGGTGCTTCTGTATATCCAAGTCCAGAATTAGTAATTCCAATTTGCGTTATGATACCCACTGAATTTAAGTAAGCAATAGCTGTGGCAGTCGTTCCTGCTCCAGGTGGAGACGAAAAAGTTATAGTTGGTGTTGTAGAATATCCAGAACCACCAGAAACAATTGTCACTATACCAACAACACCATCACCTATAGTTGCGGTTGCAGCTGCACCAACTCCTCCACCCCCGAAAAATGCTACAGATGGGGGAACTGTATACCCATATCCAGCATTAATAACATCAACTCTTTGAACTTTTGAAGAGGTTGTTCCGTTACAATCAACCAATCCACTAATCATTGAGGCAACTCCAACTGCTGTGAGACCTCCGGATGGTGCTGAAGAAATAGCAACTCTTGGAATACTGGTGTATTTTTCTCCTCTATTTGTTATAGTAATAAATCTAACTCCACCATTAACTATTCCTGCAATTGCTGTAGCAGTAGATCCAGAACCAATTAAAGTCAGTGATTCAATATATCCAGATTGATTTACATTATCATCAATTTCCTCTACACCAGTATCAATTTCTTCATCCTCATATCTAAAGAGTTCGCACTTTAATTCATAAACATATGTTTTTTGAAGTTGATAAAATGGTTGTTCATGTTCAACAAATTTAATTTCAAATAATCTATCTCCCAGTGGAAAATAAATTAAATCACCTTCCTTTGGTCTAGTTGCTAGTTCAATATCAGGAATATTTTTTATAAGTGGTGTAATATAAGTCTCAAATCTTTCTTTTGAAATTGTTAAAGTCAAATCTGATAATGGTTGTATACCAAATTTTGATAGTATTGTTCCCTGCCCTTCATATCCATCATAGTTATTAACATAAGCTTCTATTGGGAGGGCATTATCAAACTTGGATTCTATTACTTCTTTAATGATTGTATTTGTTGTAATGTATCTTCTTGGAATATAATAAATTTCAACTCCATACATTCTAAGTTGTTCATTGATTAAACTTTGAACAAGTGATTGTTCTCCAGAAGATCCTTGTAGAAAAAATGGATTGAGCATATGACTATCCTATCATATCTAGAGGAGGTAATTCATATGTGTTAGACATTTTTTCCATTATGATGTCAAGTTCTCTTTGTGCATCATCATACATTTGTCTTCCATTAAGCTCAACACCACCAGGAAGTTTTACTCCTTGAAACTTAATTAAGTTTTGACCCCATTGTTTTTTAATTAGTGCGGTCACATACATTTTTAAGAAAGAGTCGTTCCAAACTCTTGTATAATCATTAGGGTCCATTGTTCGGAAACAATCTATAATTAAGTAGTTACCAACTGATACACTTCCCCAGTCAATATCTAAATATAATCGATCTTGTCTTTTATTAAACCTTATTTGTTTTTCCGTAGTTAAAAGAAAATTAATATCTTCCAAATACGTTTTTACCATTGCATAAGTCAATAATTCAGTTGATCCCCAATAGTAAATATCGTTTAAAAATAATTGATATTTTACACTAAACATATTGTTTGTTATTGAGTTGGTTCCATCAAATTGAAACACTTTTGTTACTCCAATAACAGAAGGAGGAACTGGTAAATAATTACTATTTTCAGTAAATTGAAAAGAGGTAGTATTTCCAACGTTTTGATTTACTGTAGTGGTGACAATACCAACACCGTTTGTTGCATTTCCTCTATCAATATCATCCTGTGTTATTTGATATTTCATATATGTTTGATAAACACCATCAAAATGCCTTTCTTGAAAAAATTGAATGGCATCATCAACTAGATCTTCTATTTGCTCATCTGCTACGTTAATTTCTAAAACTGGCGCGCCAAGTTTTCTCTTGCAATAATCTATTAATTCTTGTCTGCTTGAGGGTTGCGCCATTTATCTTATTTAACTTTTAAAATATTTATGGTGCTGAAGATATTCCTGGAATAACCAAAACATTACCAGACACAATCCGATAAACTGTTGAACCAGAACTTACTAAGACATCATAAACATATCTTCCTTCTTGTAAAGATCTAGTTGCTGTTGATCCAAGAGAAATATTAAATTTACCTGCAGCAGCACTTGTAAATCCAACGTTAAAAGTTGCCACAGCATATGAAGTAGACCCTATAGAAACACTTTTGGCCATCTGGGAAGATCCAGTCCAGTTCGTAAAATCAAAAGCACTTCCAGAAACGTTAAGAACGGTAAAATTATTTGTAAAATTGGCACCAGTGTTTATGACAAGATTTGTGCCATACGCAACACCAGAAGTTGGATCAAAAGTAACTGTATTGTTTGCCATTAGAATTTAGATACTACTTCTTGTTGTTTTAAATATAACTTAGCATAACATTTGGCAATATTTTTTAATTCATTCATATCAACAATACTATCTATATCTCTAGAAAGTTTTTCATATTCAAACATTTTATTAATATCTTCTAGAGAAATTTTGTCAGGATCCATTTGCCAAACCCCTTAATAAATTTTTTATTTCATTCAAGTCATTTTTTATATCTTTCATTTCACTTTCAATATTTTTAATTTTCTGTTTTTCATTATAAATTTTCTTATAATTTTCAACGTATGCATTATAACCATCGATGTCCATATTGACAACTCCATTTGTAGTAGAATCACGTAATAAATGATCTTTATCTTTTACTCGTATGTAAGTCATTAGTTAATTTGAGGTTTTACTGTTGCAATAGCTCTTAAATCTCTTATGATTGGTGGATATGCTTGGTTGGTTCCTGACATAATGATTTTAATTGCAAAGGCATTAAATGGACTTAGATCATCAATAGAATATTCATAGTCTTTAAAGGACTGATCTGAAGTTTCTTCTGCAAATGTATCCGCGGATCCATCATTGTTTGACGGATCAATTACTTGCTTCACTCCATTACCATCAACATAATAATTAGAAAATCCTGGGAAGAGTTCAAAGTTCTGAGATGCTTCTGGAGCATCATCTCTAAACAATTGATAAAGAACTCTTACATCATTACTGAAATGTCTTCTTGCAGTTAAAAGAACTTTCAGTGAATTTGCAGGTATTTTTAGAGAAATTGGTTTTGAAATGTAAATAGCAGTATGTTGATCATCAAACAAACTTCTTACGGTTTCATCAGTAGAATAATCTAATGTTGGATTGTTGAGAAGATTTGTTGAGGTAATGAGTGACATTCCAAGAGTATCCAAAACTGGTGATAGTCTTGAGTCATTTGTTCTCATTACAAATTCCAAAGTTAATGATCTATTTCCAGGTGAATTTGTGATAAGTCTATTCTCATTTTCTTGAGAACCAATAATTCTTGGGGAATCGAAGAATTTGAAAGAAGTAAAATCAATATCTTCATATCCCTGATCAACAAATGATGGTTGAGATCCATCTGTTGATCCTATGCTTGTTCCACTGTAAGTTCTAATTCTTCCATTTATTGTAGTATTTGATGGTAAAATATGATTAATATTTGGTAATACAGATTCAAATTGGATATTCTTGGATAGAACAGTTCCAGACTCACCTGATTGAATGGTTCTACTGAAATAAAGATCATTAGATCTGTCTTTTCCAATTGTATTTGAATCAAAATCAGTATCTGCCATGTCAATATTAATATGGTAACTATTAATATCAATTGGATGTGTTGTAATTCCAACCTCTGCAAAATTATGAACTTTATTAATTCTTCTCAAAGAAACTCCATTAAATTCATACTTATAAACATAAGTATTGGCATCATAACTTTGGTTTTGTGTTCCATCAACACCTCTAGTCAGTCCAGTAAGAACGTCTGAGGTTACGGTTGTATATCCAACAACTTCATTTCCAATAATTACATATCCAATGTTTGTTGCACTTACAGGTAGACCTTCAAAAGAAGTAAATCCAGCACCTGTTCCCGTTGATAATGTCAATGACGTACTATCGGTTGATGAAAGTGCAATTCCAAGTCTAGAATTAGTTGAAGAAATTAAAGGTCTAAATCCACTGATTTTTACATAATTTTGCGAAGAATGCATTCCATGATTTGGTTGGAAAACTTTCATGTGAGTGCCTGTATAATATTGATCCTGCACAATAGAGGAAATTGTTACTGCTGCACCCACAAAAGTTGTTATACCAGATGAATTTTTATAACTTAAAGTTGTTATTCCCGATATAAATTGGCCTTGAACATTATCAAGCATAAACGCATTGCTAGATCCTATGGATGTAACTGTTAATCTACCACCAAAACCAACGTCTTGTCCTATCTCTGGAATTAATAATGAATCACCAACTGCATAATTATTTCCACCATTTATAATATTAACCGTTGCAATTCCAGAATTAACTACTCCAATGGTTGCTGTTGCACCTTGTCCATATCCAGTTTCTGTAATTAGAGAGACACTAGTGAAAGTGCCATTTGTGTAACCAGTTCCTGCATTTGAAACTGTTACACCTATACCAGAACCAACTGCTATTGATCCCCCAATAGAAGTTAATGTTGCAGTTGCACTTCCCTGAGTAATTGTAACTCCAGGAACAACGTTAATTGAATCATACCCTGTTGATCCAAGTCCAACTACAATTTTTTTAGAAAGTGGTAGGAAACTATTTTCGGATACAACTTCTACACCTTGATTCTTTAAATCTAAAAGTGGATTGAAGAATCTAACCAAACCTTCGGAATCAAAATCTGCTCTATAACACGTATACTTCAAATCTTGCAGTTGGCTTGGAGTCCAAGTAGATCCATTCTGAGACTTAAACAAACTACCAAGAGTTGGTTGTACGGAAACTCTTTCACCGGTAACTAAATCAATTTGTTGTAAAGTAGAAATAAAGACCCTATAGTTTGGATCATCTGAAAGTAGTACAATAGCATACTGCTGTGATGTATTGCTTGCAATAGGTGCTTTTCTTACTTCTTGTTCTTGGGGTCCTCTCAAATAAACTGGTGATGGGAATGTAAATCTAGTAGCAATGGTTCCATCTTCGGATAAACTGATATCATCAGCATCTAAAGTTACTTCTGAGAATGGTATAACAACATTACTTGGAGCTCCACTCTCTACAGTTCTTATTTGCAGAGTTACAGGTAAAGAATCTGATTTATTTTCAAAGAAAATATCAACAGAAGTTAAAAATATTCCGTTTGGTTCCTGTACATAGAAAGTTTGTGCCAGTGGATCTTGAACTTCACGAATAATGACACCATTTGATTGTGGTGTATTAGTAGTCGTGTTAGTAGTTGTGTTAGTAATAGTTGTAGTTGTTACTGTATAACTTGGAATAATAGTAACATTTCGTGTTGTTAACACATTTGTTTCTGTTATATTCTTTGTTCCTTGGGAAGTAAAATCTGTGCTTCCAGAACTTTCACTAACAACTTGATTTGGAATTATCTCATTGGACAATGGTTGATTTAATGTTGTTGTATCAGATACAATAAATGTATTTTTTCCATTAATGAATTGAGGATTTCCTGGAACGTTTGGATCAGGAATATAAAGTGATCCTATAAGTCTTCCTGTAAAATCAGAAACTAATCTTACTTCACTAACAATAGCAACTGCACCTGAAGATCTTCCAATCAATTTCATATTTCTGGAAATAGATCCATAGAAAGAAGTTTCTGATTGGAGTTGAAGTGATTTTGTATCAACGTTTAGTATTGTAGACGATGATGAATAAACATTTTCGAATGGTTGTTGTGTATATGGATTAAATGCAAAAGTTTCTGACTTAACACCTGGCAAATTCGTTCCATCATAAGAACCAAACTTGTGATTTGGTTTACAGAGTCTAAAAACTATTTTATTCGATACAAAATTGGGATCACTCTCAACAGTTTCTCCAATTTGGAAAGTTCCAGAAATCATTCTTACTTCCAATAGTTTTGGAATTATATAAGAATTTACATCAACTCCAGAGAAAAATGTATTGAATTTTGTTCTTGGTTTTAATCCCTTAATATCAAATTCAATATTTCTACTTCTCAAAAATTCTACAGTTTCTGTATAATGAGAAACTGATGATGAAAGATTATCTGTGGTAGTTATTTGTGGTGGAACAACAAAACTATTAGTAGATGATGCTGATGATGTAGTAGTAGTTGTATTGGAGGTTGTTTGTCCATTAGTGCCAAAGTATTGCGCTGGATTAAATTGAATAAATGCATATTGATGATTTGCATTCATTCTATCAATTTGGGTTATAAAATCACGAGCAATATCTGGTGGTAAAAGTTGGTTAATGAGTCTCTTTGTTTCATTGATAGATCCAATTCCTGATCTATCTGATGTATCACCTTCATTACCTAAAACTTGTTCACCATATCCTACTCTTAATTGAATAAAATTATCAGTTATTAATGTGTTTCCAAATCCACCTGGAGTTCCATTACTACCATATCTAAAGAATAGTTTTTGATTTGCCGCATTATTGAAGATAGATTTTGCATTTGCTATCCAATCAATTGGAGGAGTTCCTGCTGAAGTGGAGGAAGTTGGTGCCGGAACGTTAACAACCTGATTATTAGTTACGTTTCTCACCACAGTATTGTTTATGTTGCTTGGTGGTGGAAGAGTATTTGTAATTTCTCTAAACCTGTTAGAAGTCAAAGAAACCTCATCTACCCACGTATCAAATGGTGGTGTTAACTGAATAATTCCATTCCAATATTTTACAAGATATGGAGTTACACTTTCAGTTCCAGTTGCATATGTTTGTTCAATGTACTTAACTTCTTCATAGTTTAATGTAATTAAATCACCAGTTTTTTTGATATTGGATGATCCTAAATCAGAAACAAAACTATAATCTCTGTTTGCATATAATGTTTGTCCGATTCCTGAAATAACCTCAGATCCAAGTTGTAGATCAATTGAAGTTGTGTAATGCTGAGGTCTTAATGTGTTTGTAGTAGAATCAATTGAAGATCTAAATGTGGGATTTCCTACATCATGATATTTGTGTGTTGAAAAATTATCTACAAAAAATCCAGATTTAAATCTATCTAATCCTGTTGCAGCATCTTTTATGGTAAAGTTTTCAGTTTTACTTTCTAGTGCAGTTAAGGAAGTAAACTCTTCTAATCTTAAAATCCTATCTTCAAGAGAAGAGATATCGGCCATTTGATATCTCTTATGTTTTGACATAACAACTTTTGCATTAGAGGTATCAAAAAGATATGGGGGCAATGATACCGTAGCTATTTCCAATCCACTGCTTTTTGGTAGTGGTGGTTTGGGGAAGTTTGATGGTGTTCCCTGAACTACCTCAAATGTTCCATCTGGGTTTAAGAAAACTTTATCAATTCTTCCCAAATAATAAGAGTATGACAGTAATATATTTTCATCTGGTGCCAAAATATACTGTGATGATTGTCCGGCAGTTAAAAAGTTTCTAGTACTAAATTCAAATGGTGAAAGAGTATTTGAATCACTATAATTAACAACTCTGGGTCTTATATCAATAAAATCACTAAGTCTTGTTTTCTGGAATGTAGGAATATCGTACTTATAATCCGATTCCTCATAACTCTTTACAGTTATGAACTCACCAGTATCTGTGGAATCTATAGTGTAATTTTGGAAAACTATTTTTAATCTTCTAGTTGGATCTTCTACACCATTTTTTCTAATAATTCTTCCATAGTCATATATTGTGTCTCGTTGACCATCATCTAAGAGATAATTTTGAGTAACATTTTTATCTCCTAAAGAAATATTTGTAATACTTGCAGTAACTCCAGAATCTTGTCCTGTAATTACTTCACCTTCTACGAATTGGAAGAGATTTAGATAAACAAAATCAACTTTATCAGTAGAATTTCTAGATACTACTAATCCAACTGCTCCACTATTTGCTCCGACTATTCTTTCTCCGATGATAAGATCAGCATTGCTATTTTGTGGACCACTAAATCCAGTTAATTGAAGTTGTGGTAAAGATGGATCACCGGTGCCAGAAGATTCATAAATTGCAAGAACTCTAACAACATCCGGAACATTTAAACTAATCTGTTTGTCTTGAACTCTTAATCCATAAATTGAACTATAAGTTAGACCATCATTTAAAGTTGTCGTTCCAATACCAGATGACGTTGATTTTGATTTGCTGACAACTAAAGTGCTTGCTTTATTTAATTTTTTCAGTTTAGAGTCTGGTTTTACATTTTTTATTGTACTAATAACATTTGCCGTCCCTGATGTTTTTGAAAGACCGTTAAATGTTAATAATTTGCCAGAAACATCAAGACTGTATTTTGTTCTATTCATTGGTTCAATGGAACCATCTTCATAAACAATTACAAATCTATCTTCATCAAAAGATGCAAAGAAAATATCTGCCTCTAAGTTTCCTGTAGTTGGAATCGTTAAAGATCCTCCCGTAAACGAAACATTTGAAAAAACTCTTCTTTGAAGAATTTCATTATTTTCTAAATCAATGTCAGAAATATTATCACTATTAATTTTTGTTAGTAATGATGAGTTTTCTCTGTTTAATGTTGCAGATGATACTTTAATAATATTCGATACTGTTATTGAAGAAGTTGGAAGTTTTCCATCACATACTCCAGAAACAGTTGTTATTCCACTGATAGTGAAATTTGTTCCTGCTGCACTTACAGAAACTACTTTATTATAAATTGGATCACTTGCAGATGTAGAATCTACATAAGAAATAATATCATTTGCCTTTATTAACTTAATAAAACTTGTGCCAACACCAGAAGAAACTGTGCTAATTCCTCCAGATGCTGGGGTGACAAAAAATTGAGTTCCTAAGGGTGCAATAAGAGTTTTAGTGTCTAAAATCGCATCTGCATTAAATGTTGTAATTCCTACACTTGAATATACCGATTTTACATCTGATATCGAATAGTCTGTTACAGTTTTAATTAACCTTCCATCATCATTGCCATTAATTGTTATTTGTTCATTTTGAATAAATGATCCCGAGACCTGATATAATGTTAAGATGTCTGAATTTGTTGCACTTGTTTGAAGATAACCCGTTGCTCTACTTTGCTTTCCTTCTATAAATGCTGGGGTTGATAATGTAATTGATGTAGTTAATCCTATTTTGGTAAATGTTTGAATATCAAAGAGTCTTAAACTTAGTCTACTAGTATCATCTACATAATTTGATTCTGGAACAAAATCATAAATTCTTGCAAATCCAATAGTAGTTCCTGTAGCAACGTATGCCGTTTCACCAATTCTTTCATTCATTAAACTGATACTTGCATCAGTTCCTAATCCAATTGATGGAGCTCCAAAGGAATTATTTAAGGTCAATAAAAGACCTGCATTATAAGGTATGTTTACATTGTTGACATTTTGGGTTGTTCTTGGTTTTTGAACGTCCAAAAACTTAGAAGATAATGTCTCTACATCGTATCCATCAACATATGCTTTTCCTGCTCCGATTTGATAAACCATCAAATCTTCAGACGGATTATTTCCTTCTACAGTGACTTGATCTCCAAAATAAAGACCATTATTCAGTACTTTATCATTTAAACTATCTCTTACATTAAGAGTAAATGGTTTTACATAAAAATCACCTGATGAATCATTTGTTCTTTTTGCAAGTTCTTGTCTTAAAATATTGTATTGTGGATTATTATTAAGATATTCTAAACCACCATCGGTAACTCTTAAAATTTCTACAAACCCATCTAAAGATGTCTCTGTAATTTCTTTTTTAGATAGAATTAGTTCTATTTTAAATCTATCTGCGCCTGGAGCTCCTTGATTAGAAAATCCCTGAGCGTTATCATATAAGGTTTCATCTTCATTGTAAGTAACGATAGATTCTAAAACATCAAATCCAACTTTATATGATGGTCTAGTTCCGTATTGATCTAAAAGTATTCTTTGAGAAAAAACGTTTACAAAATTTCCTCTAATGAAATAAACCCCATCAGCGATAGATACAGAAGATCCTTGAGATGTTGCGTTCGAAGTTATTGCTGAGAAAATCCCTTGTCCTGATTGGAATGTTATTCCACCCAAAGTCACTTGAGACTCTACTAATATAGTTTCTCCATCGGAAAAAGTTTTTACATCAAAATTTTCTCCACCACTTTCAAGATATCTTACATAAACTGTATTATTATTTCTATCAGATTCGTTTTCATTTAAAATATAAACAACTTCTGCAAGAACTCCACTAGTAGATCCTCTTAATTTTACCCCAAGCAGTTCGTCGTTAAAATAAAGAGATACTGGAATTCCATTAAATTCTGAGTTAACCTCTACGCAAGGAAGAGGACTGTCATATTTTAATTGCCCAGGAATAACCAAAGATCCTTCTTTAAAGGCCCAACTGCCAAAATTTTCTATTTGGTTTTGGAGAATTGACTGTAAAGTTGTCAGTTCTCTGGCTTGAACAGGATAACCTGGTTTAAATAATACCTTATGATAATTTTTGTCTGCATCAAAATCATCAAAATAAGGAGAGACGTTGAGGTTAGTTTCCTGGGGCATGATTCTTTAGAATTGCAAAATAACTTTAATATCTTCTTTTTGATTTGTAGACCTTGTTATTGAAGGTCTGTTATCAACATATATGATGTTTCCTGAGTATTTTTTAACCTCTGGATTTGAAACACCATTTGTAAATGTTTGTCCAAGATAGTATGTTCTACTATTTATTGCTGTAGAAACACCACTGAAGTTAGTATCAATACCCAAAGTTACACTTCCTCCAACAATATTTAAGTTTCCACCAGAAGTTGGATTGGATGTAAATCTGTTTAACTGGAATCCATAAGTTGGATTGGTTTTTAATGAACCATCACTATTAAAACCAACTAAACTTTTATCCTGCCAATACTTCAGTACTCCAGTAGACTGATCATAAGAAATAACTCTACCAACAGCAGTAGATCCAAGTCCAACTGTTTGGGTAATTGTGCTATCCGCGGTAAAAGTGGCACTACTATAACCAGCACCAGTTAACTTTAACGCATAAGCCGCACTTGCTTTATCTAATGATAATAAAGCAGATGAATTATAAGATTCTGGATTTTCAACTATTCCAACTCTAGCAATTTGATTGCCAACAATAAAATCTGGGTTTTCTGTATCATTTTCAATTCTAGAATAAATTAAAACATTATACGCACCAAGTTCCCTGTAAATATCAGCACCATGACCACCATCAGGTGGAATTATTACGTTAAATATTGGTGGAGTAGATCCAGTTGGAACATTTCCCGCAGCAAGATCAACTGTTCCATAAGTATAATTTGATCCACCTCTAGAAACAGTTATTGAGTCAACCTTCGAGTCATTATTAATTACAATTGTAGCTAATGCTCCAGATCCATCACCTTTGATTGGAACATTTGTATAAGTTCTATTTGCAGTTCCTAATCCAACTCCTCTATTTACGACGGTTACTATTTTTAACTGACCACTAGTAGATGCATTATTTCTAACAGCAGAATCAGTAGAACTCGTATACCAATCACTTGGAACTGGCATAAAATTTGTTGAATCAAATTTTACAATTTCACTTGGTTTAATAGTATAAAGATATTTCCAAATATATCCATCTCCACTATCACCAGCTGCTCTTGGTTCTAAGTCTGTAAATAGGGGTTGATCCAAAGATGGTCTTCCAGTTGGGTTTTCTGGATCTGTTCCATTTTGTAAACAGATATAAACCCTATAATCTTCGTTAACTATGTAATAATTCGCAGAATATAAATTAGTTGCTTGTGATGGTTGCGAAACATTTGTTCTACTAATATCATGACGATACATGTCATATGTCGTGCCACTAGTCCAAATATTCTTCTTTACAACTTGCCTAATATCACTTGCAGATATTTTTTTAAGGGCAATCATTGTATCCCAATAATCATCCTCCTGCTCAAAACTGTCTTTTGGTGCAGGAGGATTTGTATCCCAAGTTGAAGAATAATTTGTTGCATTTGGCAGTCCAACAAAAGAATAATAAGAGTTTGATGATGAGACTGCGGCTGCTACAAAATTCTTCGCATTTAGGATTCTAAGTTGATCAGTTATAATTGCTGACATTTTGCAGTTTTTTATTTATTTATTAGTTATAATTTAAGTATTTAAGTGGATTGTATCTATCCACAATTGGTGATGTAGAAATGCCAACTAATCCATTAGTATATGAAGTAAATTCTATTGGATTTACTCTAAGTGGAGTTGAAATTCTTCCCCAACTATATTGACCAAAGAAACTGCTATATCCGAGACCACTTAATGAATTATAGTCCTTGACACTAACTGTAACTTTTGCAACATAGGTCACACCAAATCCAACAGTATCTGTTTGTGCAATTGAAACAGACGCAACTTCATAAATGTTATCTAAGAATGAAGTACCAACCCCAACAATGGAACCACTTTGATTGATAGAAGTAACTCCATTTCCAATATTTGAATTGTAAACTACAAAATAATAACCTGTTTGTATTCCACTTATGGTGATTGCAGTTCCTACAATTGAAGAATCTCTTAAGAAAGAATCACTTGGAATAACAAGATCAAAGATAATGCCTGTAGATGCAACACCTACTGATGTAGTTGACACTCCAGAAATTATACCAAAGTCTCCACTGTAAGATACGGATTCTATTATTTCAGTTAATGGATTTGGTTCTTCTATTAAAACTAAAGGTGGATTTGTTGTTGTATAACCAGTTCCTGGAGAATTAATTATTATTGAAGTAACAATTCCGGAGGTAATTGAAGAATTTGCAGTTGCTCTCTGTGTTGTGCCAAGACCAACTGGATTAGCGACAACCACTGCTGGAGCAAATGTATATCCAATGCCACCATTAGAGATTACGATTGAACTTATTGTACCTGCAGAAGATACAACAGCAGTTGCAGAAGCACCAATAATAGAATCCTGAGAGATAATTATAATTTTATTATTATTAGTCAGGTTTTCTTTGTCACTGTCAAAGAATGTCTTAACACTTTCTACAAAAATTACAGTGGATCCAATTCCAATTGGTTGAATAATGTTAGTAGTTGGGAAAATTAATGGTTCATATAAAATTCTATCTTTTGAGACTTCTCCACCATTAATAATTCTATCCTCAGTTTGTTTACACCAAGTTACTGGTCTAATATAAGTCGTAGTTTGTGCAATTCCTGGTCCTGGATATAAATTAGTGTTGACACTATCTGTTGAGTTTATTGTTGTTACAACTCTGAAATTTTCATCGTAAGAAATATTGTCATCATTTAGTTTTACATCATCTCCAACTTTTATGGTTTCTAAAACATCAACTTCAACTACATCAACAGATGATGTTCCTTGATAGAAAATAATTTTAGAGGTATCTCCCTGTTTTGGTGGTTCCGCAAATGTTATATAACTACCACCTTCAAATACATAACCTTCTCCAGGAACTTGGAGAATATCATTAATAAAGACAAGTAAAGATGATTGAACATCAATTAATGATCCTGGCTTTGAACGAATAGTCGTTTGAACACCATTAATTTTTATTGGGAATAGAATTTTTGCTCCATCAAATAGTGAATCTAGTGGATCTATGACTTGCAAGTTACCAACAGTCCATCCAGAAAAACTATCAGAATATGTTTTATCGATAGTGATCGCAAATTCTCTAAATGGTAGGGAAGTGTCTGTTGGAATTCCTGCAATTCCACCAACATCTACCGTTAAAATTTCACCTTGACCATAACCATATCCGGTGTTTGTGATTTCAAAATCAATTACACTAGATCCTTGTCCAACTACAATATTAACTATTGCACTACTTCCAATTCCAGTTGTAGATGATGAACTATACACTAATGGAATATTAGAATATGAAAGAGGATCATCAAATATTACAATGGGAGGATTTGTGGATGTATATCCTGTTCCTGGATTTGTTATTGCAACACTTACAATTCTACCTCCACTAATTGCTGCAGTACCAATAAACTCAATATTTGGAATTCCCGTACTTAAAGTTGCAACTCCAACATTAACAACAGTTTGAATTCCAGATCTATAACCAGATCCACTATTTCCTATGCTAATTGAAGAAATAGTTCCAAGACCAGAAACAATAGCAGTTCCCCCTGCAGAAACAAGTGGTTGATATCCAAATCCCTCAGTGGAAGCAACAGATACAATAATTCCTCCTCTTGGTACTTCGGAGGTATTAACATCATATCCTATTGATGAAATTGATCCTGTGAATTGAATGGTAGAAATTCCAGTGCTTTCATTAATTTTATAATTCCCAATAACAGAAACTGATCCTAATCTTTGTGGTTGCTGGAAAATTTGATTAATTAAAAGAATCGCATTATCGGTAGAAATTCCAGATATACTTGATCCACTAGATGTTAATGTGAAAGAGGTTGTATATCCAGTAAACTGGGTAGAAATATCATCAAAAACATAATTTTTATCATATGGACCTTGTGTTGTATTTGGAACACCAGACCTCATGAATGATCTTCCACTAAATGTAGAATATGTAGATATTCCAAGATAATCAACATCATCTGGAGATCCTGAGGTTGTTCCTATGGGAGTTACTCCATAAGGTGCGGTTATAAAATTAATGTTATTATTAACAATGTTATAATCACCATCTACTTTAGTTACAAGTGCTCCATTTGAGTGTGTGGTTATTCCTGTTCCCATCCATTCTCTTTGTACCAGAAAAACATTTGTACTACCAAGTCCGACTGAACTTACTCTCATAATTTCATCATCAATTTTTATTAAATCACCACCAAAGAATGAAGTAATTCCGGAAACAGCAATTGTTGTTTCAGATATAGTAACATTTTTTACTAAATTTGTTGTTATTGCAGTAGAAACTATTGGAGACTGAATAACATTATCAATGCCAATGAGAACTCTGGAATTTTGTTTTTTGCCTGTAAATGCATGACTAGTTCCTATACCAACAGAAGTTAAAGATAACGTAACTGGTGGATTCTTGAGAGCATTTTCTACACTGTCAGAAACTTTAATAGAAGTTTCATCATTCTTAACAACATAAATCGTTGTTGGAAGTTTATCCGTTAAACCAATACCAGTGATGGTTGTTGCTGCAATTCCAATTGCCTGTGTTGTGCCTAATCCAGGATAAGAATATGTCAATTCTTCTCCAGTAACAAAATAATGTCCAGGAATTTTAATTAAATTTTGAACCGTATCTACGACTGTAGAAGCACTTCCTATAAAATCTCTGCGGAAAATTGGTAGTTCGTTATGCAAAAGATTGAATGATCGTTTTACATCTGAGTCGGTTCCAGAATATGATCCATAATTAGACTCTATGTATGCGTTATTAAAATCAATCAATGTGTTAGGATCAGATACGTCCGCAAGTCTTAATGCATTTTGGAAAACTCTAACTTCAACATCAATACTAGGAATTGGAGTAAAGAGCAGCTGCGTTGTTGCAGAAACACTTGCATCAAATGTTCCAAGTCCAGAATTGGTTTCAATAGTTCCATATTCAACAATGGAAGCTGTAGTACCATCATCGATTAAAAGAATTTCTGATACCTGATATTCATTGTTTGTTTTGTCTTCTATACTTACAATGTAATAAGCACATGAATAATCATCATTAGTTGTAGTTGTTCCTGCACCAGTTTGATATTCTGAGATTGTTGATGCCGTTGGGGAACCACTAGCAGATATTGATGTGATTCTCGAATCCAAAATACTATTAGACAACTGAATGGTAGAAATTCCAGTTGATGCTGTATTTGCTATTGAAACTATTAAACTATTAACATAATGAGTTGCTCCTAATCCAGAGTTAGGTGTGAATTTAATATCAATATTTGATCCAGATAAAACTGCACCGTAAGTTCCAAGACCAGTTGAAACAATAGGAGAAGTTGGACTTGTAGTGATTAATTGACCATACTCACGTAAGGAAACATTTGATCCATTATGAATAACGGTCAACTCATTAAATTCTGAATAAGAGTTGTCTGTCGATGCAATGGAAACGAGAACTTTTGAAGATCTATAGGTGGATGCAATTCCAACTATTGTAGTTTGAGAACTTGATCCTAATGGCAGCGTCTGAGCATTGCTGTAGATCTTTACAGTGTCTCCTAAAGATGTTTCTCCAACTCCAGAAATAGTTCCTTCGATATTATAAGAAACTAAATTAACATTATAGTTGTTTATTGAAGATTTGGTTGGATAGAATAAAAGATTTCCTTCTGTTCCGGAAATATTGAAATCAAAATATCCAAGATCAATCACAGTTTCATTTCTTCCATATTGATTTATAAATCCATATGAATTATTATGAGCAAGAGTAACTAACAGAATTTGTTTTTCTGAAGTAAATCTCTTATCTGATACGTAGGTAATATATTTTTTAGATATAGCATCTAAATTAAATGTATCTACAACACTGAACTGTGTAGGTCTTGGATTGCTATTAAATTGATTACTGATATCATCAATAAGCAAAACTCTATTGCCAACAGACTCAATATAATCCTGAAGAATTGCTGATTTAAATATTATTTCATTAGAATACTTCTGAGAGTCTAAGTCAATAATATTTTCAGTTGCTAGGTCAAAATCATTAACACAATTTAAATCAACAGTTCGAATAAGATCTGCAATTCCAGTAAAATCTCCAGAATTTTGAGTTGTTGCAATTCCTACATTATTTGTATCTTGAGACTCTACAATTAAATCACTAAATTTTTTAAATCCAGCAGTGTGGTTTAATGAACTTACTGCATCATTCCAATCCTCATATTCAACTTTAGACTTGATTGAATATGAAAAATATTGATAATAATCACTATCATGCAATCTTTGAAGATCATTGTTTAAAAATCCCGTTTCTTTATTCCACCCATTTGTGACTATCGAAGATGAATCTACTTTATAGTGAGATGGGAATGAAATAACTGAAACAATTGTTCCCTGGCTATTTGAAGAGAGTCCTTTAATAACCTCACCAGAGACAAATTCATCAACAGTGGAAACTTTAAGATATCCATTTTTATTTTCCCAACTATTAACCTTTCCATAACCAGAATCCGCAACAACCACCTCACCTTCAAAAAATTCATTTTTGGATAAAGAAATATTAAAAATGGGGAAATATTTTGAAGGAATAATTCTTCCAGAAGAATTTAAAGAATCAAAAGAACCAGGAATTTCTCCATTATTCAAATAATTCGTTAAATCATAAACTACAGAAGGATTTGCTCCACCAATATTTGCATCAACTTGTGTTAGAGTAAAAAGTGAATAGTTATATCTTGAGGAATTGTAACCTTTGGCCGTGCTTGCTATTCCTACACTAATACCCTCAACTAGTATTTTATCTCCAATTTCAAATGGAAAATCATTTATAGAACTAAAACTAACTCCTAAAGAAACAGTTACGTTCTTTGTAGTGCTATTAAATGATATATTAGAAACTGGTATTCCATTAGAGTTATTGACTGGTATTAGAATAGGATTTTTGTCATTTAATCCCTTAGTATTTTTGAGTATCGATACTTCAGAATCTCCGAGTTCATATTTTAAATCAACATCTAAAACTTGTTTATTTGTAACTCCATCCAAAACAATTAAATTTGGAGCAACCAGATAATTAACACCAACAGAAGTTATTCCAATTCTATTGAATGTGGAAAATGGTTCTATTTTTAAAATTTCTGGTAATTTTGCCTCTGGTCTTAATGTTGTATCGGCAGAATACTCAAAACCAATATCCTGAATTTCGGTTTTTAAAATTTTTCCAATGGTATTGCTTTCTGAGAATAAGATAGCACCAGTTCCATAAACAGATGTTATTGAAGAAATTCCAGGGAGAGATTTGTAATTTCTTCCTGGAGAAGAAATTATGGATGATGATATTCCACCAAAAGCAGAAAGTGAATTTGTAGTATATTCAAACTTACCATCATTTGGTGTATATGATGTTCTTCTTGGACGATTTGCTACATTAAATGTAAATGTTGTTGATCCAATTCCAGTCAATACATGACTTCCAGTAAGAACATTATCAACGACTGTTAGGGTATTGTTGCTATTAATATTTTCGGAATCTAAAATTATTTCTTTTTTAAATGTATTGTTTATATCAATATTAGCTGGTTTTAATGCATAATACAAGTTCTTTGGCAGATTATCTGTAACAGTAAGTGTCAATGAAGCATCTGCACTAATTCCAATGTTTCCTTTTTTAACTACTTCGAATATTGTATTTGAAGAACTTGAATAGAATGGAAACTTACATTCTGGGTCAGAATAAACATCAAAGTCAAATGCAGAGTAAATTATTGAATTATTCGTAAATGACAAGGATGAATCAGAAAGATCAAAAATGACCGATTGATTTTTCTCAATATTAATTGGTGGATTAACTTCAGAAATGGTTCCAGAAGTTGATGTGGTTATGTCTATAACTTTAGGATTTTCTATAATTGCTGAATAATAAGAATCCGATAATTTAATAGTATTTGAGTCTACAACAACAATATAATATAAAGATTCATCAACAAGACCTGCAGCTGGTGCTGCTGATGTGTATAAAACCTTCTGTCCATTATAATATCCATGATCGTTCAGAGTTATCGAATTATTGACTATATCAATTGATGCAAAAGATCTTGGATTTATTATCATCCTTCTATTGTAATCATCATACTTGACCACAACTGTTGTCGAAATTCCTGGTTTGGATATTAAAGAAATTTTATCCAAATAAGAAAGACCGTGAGTTGATGCAGTTGAAACAGTTACAATATTTTTGGAAACTTCTGCAACTAAAGTATTTGCATAGTTTGTTTTAAAACTATGAACTACACCACTCCCAGAAGAAGTAAAATATAATAAACCTGCGGCAGTTGTTCCTAAACCAACATATCCACCGGTTGATCCTAATCCAACTTTAAACGTAGAAATACCAATTAAATCATTAGTAAATTTTGTAGCATAAACTATTGAATTATCTGTAATAGCAAAACTAGATTGCCCGTCAGTTGATATTGAGATGGACGTTCCACCATTATTAGAATATATTAATGAATCTCCTGTGTTTAAATTATGATTTTTTATATAAATTGATTTAGTTGGAATTGTGATCTGAGTCACTCCAGATCCAGGATTTGAGAAATTAATTGTGCTGGTGATTCCAACCCCTGAAGTTGTTCCCAGTCCAACAGATTCTACTGGATTGAAATAAATTTGTTTTTGTAAAGTATAATTGTAATTATCATTTACTTTGAAGTTGGAAGTAAGTTTTCTTGTTTTTTCAGATAAAGTAAACCCTGCAGAGTAAGCCAGTCCTGATGTATTATTGTGGTTTCTAAGAACCCTAATTCTAGAAGATTGTAAATCTACATTTAAAACTTTTACTTGTTCATTTCCAATTTGATATACATCATTTTCTCTTACATCTGGATATCTAAGAGGTCCAGAAACATCAAAATACGTTACTATGCCAGTAACTGTGGTTGATCCAACTCCAACTGCCAATGTTAGTGAATTAGTTTTTATTCCAATGTTTGAAGATAACTCATAGTCACTAGATATAGTGATCGTAGTAAGATCTCCATTAGAAAAATTATGGGGAACTGTAGCAAATCCTAAGAAAGAATTACCATATGAATAAAATTCTACATTTTGAATGGTAGACGTTGCAATGCTAATTTGATTAATAGATTTTCCTGTAAGTCTGGAAACTTTAGCCTTAGCTCCAGATCCTCCAGTATTAGTATTATCAAATTTAATAGAGTCATTTACTTTATAGTCAAAACCTTCAGTTTTAATGCCAATAGAAGAGACTTTTCCAAGTTCAATTGATATTATTTCTGTGTTTTGTGGTTGAATGGTATTTGGATCAACAACAAAATCATAGAAAGTTCTATCTTTATTGAAATTGTATGGAGTAGTGTTTCTAATTAAATTGGTTTTTGATAAATCAATATCATCTTGGTTTGATAACTTACTAAAGTTATAATCAATTGGTTTGGATTTAAAACTATTTCCAATAAAGTAAGGGAAAACTGGCTTCCTATAATTTATAAACTGAGAACTGGATTCAACTGTAACTGGATTTATAGTTGTAAAGTATGCATAAATTCCATTAGGGAACTCTGGTGTTACACAAAATCTTCCATTATATTCATCAAGATCTCCTACATTTTTATAGGCATAATCCTCTACAAAAAATCCATTTGGATATAAAGAGTTTCCTCCCGATGTCACTGGATTTGGACGATCTGCATCTAACAAATTATCATAACCAGATTTCATTATTTTTACTGGTCCACCTGTCAATGAAGAATATCCATATGGACCGTAAATTGGATTTCCATCATAAGCCCAACCAATTATTGGTGAGTGAGTATCTGATAATATTTCCTTGTTATTTGCAATTTGCAAGTCTGGAACATATGTTAACTTACCATTAACTACTTTTGTTCCATATACAGATTGTCTTAATTTTCTAGGAGAATACAAATGTGAATATTGTAGACCAAAAGATGTATTAGTTCCTTTAGTAATTACACCATCATCATCAACAATTTGATTATTCTGTAGTAATCTTTCAAATATGTTGATCGTCCATTTTTTTGGAGTGGCACTAAAACGAGCACCAGAACCAGCAGCAACAACTTCAACTGTAGTATTTGAAGTTTCATAATTAACTCCACCACTTACAACATTTACCTCTGTTATTGATCCATTAGAAATTAGAGGTGATAAAATAGCACCTTGTCCAGAACCATAAATGTTTACATCGGGTGGAGAATTATAACCACTTCCTCCACTTAACACTATAATTTCTTTTACTTGCCCATTTGAAATAATCGGTTTTAGTTCTGCCGCAGATCCACTGTTTAAAGAAAAAGTTGGTTGCCTATTATAATTTAAAATTTCAGAAGCACCATATCCAACTCCGCCGTTTTCTACAAATACCGATTTGATTTCTCCTCTAAAAATAGGTTGCAATACTGAGTTGAAGTTTTGATTACTAGACGTAGAAACACCTATTAGTCCAGAAACAGTAACTTTAATTTCTGGATAGTTAAATACATGGTTTCCTGTTCCTGTTGATTCTAAATCAATAAATTGATTTGTTTTGTAGAAAAAGTCTTGGTTAGTAGAACCCAATCCAACTGCAGATAGTTTAAAACTATCATTATCCACTTTTGTTAAGTAGTAAGACCCAGTAGATAATCCACCTATGGGAGTTGCCTCAGGAGTGTATTGAATTAAATCTCCACTTTTATATCCATGACTTTTTACATTGATAATATTTGATGAAGTATTAATACCAGAAGAAACTGCTACCGTTTTATTATTTTTATACCCTTCACCAGAACTTACTATAGAAACTGATCCTAAAATAGATTTTTTATTAACACACTCTACTGTATGATTTCCTACACCATAAGATGTCAGATTTATGTTATTAATTTTTGATGTAGCATCCGAAAAACTATTGTGAATTTTTACTGTATAAGCATCTTCTATTGAAAGATAATATGTAGAATTTGTAGAAAGACCTCCAACCGATGTCTGTCCATCAGTCTTATATACTATGAACTCACCATCTCTAAATTTATGATAAGTTGAAAAAGCTATGGTATTGTTTGTAAGATTTACTAATCCTGCATTAATCGTAGAATTAAAAGAAACTGAATGGTTTATAGAAACCATATTTGGTTTTGCTACAGCACCGTTACCATTTCCTCCAGAAATTATAATTTTAGGTTCTCCTACAAAATCAAATCCACCATCAATAACTTCTATTCTTTTTAAATTTCCTTCAACACCACAGTAACATGATGCTCCAACACCAATGTTATCTGTTACTTGTAAAGAGGGTGGATTGATTACATCATATCCATCTCCATTTGAAGTTACTTCTACATTCTGAATTGGTCCATAAAAAACAGCATCATTTGATTTATAATTTAAAATTTCAACACCATTAACTAAAATTCCAATTAATCCTGGAGTTGTTTCAACATTATCATTAGTTGTTTCAGGTGAAGATAATTTTCTTATTGTTTTTTGTGGTTCTAATTTTTGTTGGGATAGAGAAGTATACTCTAAAGTATTATTAGTTACAGTCCCATTTACAGAAATATATTTTTCATTAAAAATATTTGCTCTGCTTTTTGATAATTTTATTGTATTGTCATCTACTTTTTTTACAAAATAAATCCCATCAGATATATTAAGATTGTTTGTAGAACTTACTGATTTGTATGTTACAGAGTCTCCTGTATAAAATCCGTGATTAGGAATTGATAAATCTTCTCCACTAAAAGATCCAGTTAAAGTTACAGATCTATTATTAATGTTTAGTGGTTGATTAAGATAACTTGGAATTGACGGTGAAGTTACAAATAAAGATTTTTTATCGGTATAAGTATTTTGAACATTTGTTGTGTAAATGCTCAATTCTGGATAATTATTCGATTCTACTTTTGATAATGACTTTCGTATTGTATATGAAAAAGATGTATTAAGTTGACCTTGATCTTGGATTACAACTGAATTCTCATTCAATACCGAAACAATCTTGCAAGATTTTTCTACACCATCTGAAGAAATTATTTTTGCAATATCTCCAGGATTAAAATTATGAGTATCGTATGTATCTACTTTATATGTAAAAATAGAACTATTCTGAATAGTTAAAGATCTTACGTCATACAATGTCGAGATATTATAGAACCAATTATTTGATTGATAATCAGTTAAACCTATTCCAGGAAATTTTGTTTCAATAATATCACCTGTGTCATAGTAATAAGTCTCATTTAAATTATCTAAACCTGATAAAACACCAGTAACTCTGACTTTTATAACATTTGAAGAATCTGTACTTAGTCCAGAATATCCAAAAGCGTAAGCATCCAATCTAAGATCTTGCTTTAAATTTATATTTCTGTCTACTCCAGAGCATCCAAAAAATTGATTTAAGGTTTTAGATTGATACGTTATTGTGGAAGAAGTTCCATCTACATAATCTGCTATCAGAGTCCCTGTTGTTGGAAATCCAACTGTTGAATCAACATCAAGAGTGGTTGCTCCAATGGAAACAGAAGTTACTAATTTGGTTTGAGGATGAATTGAAAATTTTCCAAAAATAGATCCTTGAACATTAATATCTTTATTAAAATCATAATCTAAACTTAAAACATAATAGTTCTTTCCGTTTCTAACTATTTTTTGAACATCAGTAACCGATCCTCTTGCAGACGGAAAGTTATCGGTTTCATCTTGAAACAGAGTTCTATTCAAAAGATTTTCTGGGTCTCCCTCAATTGGAGATACTACCAGATTTCTTACTACTCTATATTGAGCATCTGATGGGGCAAAAAGATAATCTCTTGGCTTTATAACCTCTACATCTTCACCATAAAGTGATCTGAATAAAATTTCAAAAGATTGATCTGCTCCCTTAGATGAATAAAAATCTTTGGATTGTTTAATAAAAATTCTTTGGTCAAGTCCAGAATATAATTGCCTATCTTCAAATCCTGGAGTTACTTGAGTTTTAACTTTATTAAAAAATTCTTTGAGGAAAATTACACTTAAATTATTTACTGTAGTCCCTGATGTATGAGTAGCGATTCCAGACTGAGAAAAAACTAATTCATCTGGAGTATTATAACTTCTATATGAAGTGATTCCACTAAATCCTCTTAGACAACCAGTAAAGGAGTTCGTAGTGATTCCAGTGTAAGTAATAATTTCGGAATCGATTTCAATTAATCCATATGATTTTGGAAAACCATATGTCGATTGAACAGAAATGGTAGTGTCTTGAAAATCAACATCACTTGAAAGTAAAGTATTATCAGTTATATTTGCTAAATTATCGACTTTAACATACTTGTCAATATTTTGCAAAAGATCTAAAGTAGAACCTTGTCCTTCTAAGGACAAATAGTATTGAGACAAAAATTCACCGACTAAAGGAAATTCATCTCTTACAAATTCAGGAAGCTGGTTCTCAACAATTGAACTGATTTTTACTCTGTTATCTACCATTTTTTATGTTCTTACTAAGTTCCCGTTTGTGTAACTTGAAGTAGTCTTATATGTTATTCCTGAAGTGTCGGCACCAGAGGAAATTTCGTCAGATAACATATTTAACACACTCTTATTAATATCTAGTTGCAAATATAAATCCTGTAATCCAATGACATCATTTGATTTTGGAAGTGCGGATATTTCAATTATAGACTCACCTAAAGTTGATTTTGTAGTTGATGTAATCTCCACAGGATTTAAAAGTATTTCTCCTTTTTCATAATTAATGGTTCCCGCAGATCTTTTAACAATTATTGGTTGTGTTGGTGAACTCAACTTAAAGAAAATGATCTGACCAGTTTTTTGATCAGAATTTGGTATGTCTGAGAGGTATAATGTATCAGCAACGTTGCGAATTTTAAAACCAGATGATTTAATGTTATATCCATTTTGGTTTTTAATGTGAAAAGCATTTCCAAAACAAATTTCATAATCTGCAAATCTATTCAAAACGGGTCTTAAGTCCCTTCTCATTTGAACTTTTGTGATATTTGAAGTCACAGATTCATGACTTGTATCAATTATATTTTGAAATTTACTATACTTGAATCTTGCACCATATTTGTTCAATTCTGTTGAGTTAGCATAAGATGTTATGTTGTTTGAAATAATAGATTTAACAAAGTCTGCACTTGGAGCAAGATTAGTGTTATAGTAAGCAGTAGAATCAATTTCAATATACAAATATTTTAGATCTAATATTTCTGTAACTACACCCGCAACATTGTATTTTCTTAGTTGATTTTTAAGATTGTCTTTGATTGAGTTTGGAATAAATGGACCAAAGAATGGTTTTATTACAACGAAAACTTTTCCATATTGTGGTGGATCGAGTTCTTCTCCCCCAAAAGCAGAAACTGATTGAGTTTCTGGATAAATTTGTGGGATTAATGCCTCATAATCTGCTGCTGTAACTGCTCTATTGTAAGAAGCATAAACTCTAGGAGCATATTTTTTAATTGAGTCTACTGATTCAATCTCTTTTCCAGATTGAGATGCAATATTTGTGGTAATTAATGAAATAGAGGAAGTTACTAAATTGCCATTGTTATCTAATAGTCTTCCATTGAAAGTAAAGCTAGAAATACCATTTCCTGCTTCACCACTGGTAGTAATATATGATGCTTCTATGTAATTTAAGTTTTCTAACTTTTCTCCAAATACTCCATCACCAAAAATAAGTTCATATCTTTGATCTTCAATTTCTTGAATAAAGAAAACCTTAGATGTTGATGTTACTTCAAATAAACTATTTGATAGAATAAATTTTCTAGATGATGTTGATGATTGGGTATCTCTAACTCTTACTGAAATTGATGAAGTATCGATATTTGCATTTTCAAGAATGAATCTTTGTGGAGAATTGAGATTTTCTTGAGTTACTGTGAAGTTCGTTGTTAAAAACGTTCCTTGATAAATGTCAATTCCATCAAAGGTAGCAACTCCATCAACCACTGGAACGGTAATATCCTCTGGAATTGTAAAAGTATAACTCTCTGTTCCAAATGATGCTGAAGATGTGCAAACTACTCCTTTACTTAGAGTAAGAGTAACTGGATTTGTAGAAAGTGAAGTAGTATCTACAAAAAATGAAATGTTTGCCTTAGCAGCAGTTCTGGATCTAGGAACATATCCAATATTTCTTGCTAGTGAAACAACATTCTCTCTTAAAGTCGCACTATCAATGAACACCTCATTGCTAACCATGTTAGCATTATAAGATGAGATGTATGTATTATATGCTAATACGTCAATAATTGTTGAAAGGTTAGATCCCTCAAAATCATAATCAGTAAAATTTGAATTCGACCTTAGGTAATCTTTGATCGAAGTCTTAATTTGATCAAAATCTAAGTTTGTAAAATTTACTAGTGCCATTATCGTGTTGGCTGTAGTGCGAATGATAATTGTTGTGGGAGAACATCAATGCCCACAATATTATAGTTAATCGTAACGTTGAAGTTATTATTATCATAATCTGGATCAACAACAACGTTGATTAGATCAACTCTCGGTTCATAATTATTGATTGTATTTTCAATTTCATCTTTGATTGTAGATGCAGAAATATCATCAATGTTCTCGAATAGGGCTCGACCTATATTTGATCCTAAATTTTGATTAAAAAATCTTTCTCCAGGATAAGTAAGCACCAGATTTCTAATAGAACGGGCAATAGCAGTCTCATTTTTAAGCGCAATCAAGTCATAATTGATTGGATTGACTTGAAATGACATGCTTAGGTCTTTAAAACCCTTACTTACCCGTTCTACAGGCATAAAAATGAATAAATCTAACTTATTTATTCGGGTTTTTTGAACTCATAAAGGGGTTCAGTCCCATATTCCCAATCATCATAGTCTTCATCATTACGAATTCTCTCATGAAGTTCGTTTTGATGAAAGAAATCATGTTTTTTTGGTGTTAAGTCATCATTTGAAATCTCACGAAGCATTTTTTGCTGTGTGATTTTTTCTTCCCAACCATATTCACTTGCCAAATACTGTGTTCCCCACTCATTTTTCATGAAATTTTCGTCTTTATCGACTTTTTTGGTCATTGTTTTGCTCCTGATTTGTTAAATCAGAACTTTTTACGGGGTTGCTATCCCGTGAATCAACAAAAAAACCTCTTCTTAGGTACTCTTTATCTTCTATAAAAGTAAAATTATCAACTTTTTGAGGTCTATCACCTTTCCAGACTGGAATTGCAACACTATTTCCATATCTAAAGTCAGGATTTCTCCTAAAATGCACCTCTATAAGCTTATCTCCAATAAATTCACAATTTATCCACTCATAGTCACCCTTTAAATTCTTAAGAATCTCAGGAAATTCAACTTTTTTATCTATTTTAGTCCATTTCCTCCACTTATAAAGAGATTCATCATCGTCTCTTTCACCTAAAACAACTAATTCTGATTCTTGATTGTGAAAGTCAACACTAAGATGTGGTCCCTCAAAGATCTCACACCAAAATTCTGCTGGATGAAAATGTTCTGTGTTCTTATCAATCCACTCTATACGAGAAAATCGTCCCATACCAAGTAAATTAATGCTTGGTCGGACGATATAATACCCTGGATATGGAACAGGCACCCCTGTAGGTCCACAGAGATGCCTTAGATGATGATTTAAGAATAGTTTGTTATAAACCCATAGATCATCTGAATGAATACAATTCCATTCATCATAGCAATCAAGATGATACATGAGTCATGAACTAACTAAAACTATTTAACCTTTACCTTGTCCACGATAACGTTTCTTTTTACCATTACGAGACGTTGCACTCAGTAATGTACGAGCAGAACGACCTTGACGTGTTTTCTTTGGAGCTCCAGGTTGAAAAACAGTTCCCTTAAGTGCCATTAGATTTCCTCCAGTTCAATTAAATTTGGATCAATTGGTTCTCCCGAGAAAAAAGATTCTGAGAGATCTTGAAGGACCTCAGCACATTCTTCATGAGTAAGGTCCTTATAAATTTTACGTCCTTTATAAAGTACGTTGTATTTTGTCATCAGATAATACGAGTTTTTTCATGTCCCACTCTGATACGAGGATCGCACCAGATCTTATAGCCTTTATCAATAGCATCAAGACAGAATGAAACATCTTCACCACACATATCTTGAACAGCACCAGACTCAAAGACTTGCATCTTTGGAGCAAACCAAGGATACTCAAGATTCTCAAAGACACCCTTCTTAATGAGAACCCAACCAAAACCAGTGTAATCAACTGTGAATGGTTTGCGACGTTTTGAGATACCCTCCACATTTTCGTGATTCATTACACCACCATTCTTACGGAAGTCATCTTCCTCTAACCAGTGAGCAACTGAAGTCGTGTGCCCATCTTCTGTGGCATACCATCCAGCAACAATTTCACGTTCCTCCTCTTCGGCAGGCAGAGCAAGATCACAGAGTTGCCAGAACTTTTCTGTGTTAAACACAATGTCATTATCAATCCAAAGTTGATAATCATACTGTAGTTTACCATCCCAAGGAATTTGCTTAGGACCACGAAGAACATTGGCACCCAAAACTTTACAACGTGCAAAGTTAACCATGGATGAGTAATCTTGAGAGATCTGAATACTCATTCCATTCTGTACTAGATCAAAACAAAGTTGTACAAAGTTCTTCAAGAAAATATATGAACAACCTCTTCCAGGAAGACAGAATACAATCGTCTTACCTCTCATTCGTTCTTTAATTGCATCATAGTCCCAATCTTCAACTTGGGGTTTTGGTGCTGCAGCTTTTACAGTAAATCCTTTAGCCATAACTTCCAATGATTTTCAGATCAATTTTAACAGTCTATGTATACTTTGTCAATGCGACGAATTTAACACAACATCTTTATTGATGATCAATTCCTCATATGACAAATCCTCTATAGTATAATCAGTTTTCATAATTCCAACCATATTGTTCAGAGCATTCCAAGTAGTGCTAAATTCCTCTTCCTTTATCGAATGGAATATACACTTGTCCTTTGCGTAGATATGATAAACCTTTTCCATATGAAAAATATCTCCGGAATTTTTTGTAGTAAAACTTAATTCACTATTGCATTATATATCAAGACAAATAAAAATCCAATGGTGCCTCCGAAGATCGTAAAGCACTGCCTTGGATATCTTATTAACCATCCTGCAAAGACAACTTTCCAGAAATTCCAATATGGTCCTTTTTTCATCTTCCGGAAATTTTTTATGAGTGTGATATATCGAGGTCGATCTGTCACCTCTGTAGGTTAGGAAGGACCCAATTTTTATAATCAGGGGGGCATCGTTACGCCGACCGCAAGGCATCACAAACCCCCGTAAATCACTGCCGTTTCACGCATACGAATATCCTAACACATAAGGGGGCAAAGTGTCAACAATGCCCCCACGATTATCAGAACTCGATTACATCGGAGGTGGCAAATACTTCGGCACAACTGTTAATCCCCTCCTGCTCAATATCACTCACGATAACATCCAGGATCGACAGAATATCGGTGCCAGTGTTACCTTGACGGAGAAGAGAAAGTGCAATCGAACGAGTCATAATCACAAAGAAAAGTGTAGTGAACTGTTGGTGGGTAGTTTATAGTCATGCCCCCAGGACTTGAGATCAGAAAGGGTTAGTCCAGGTTTCGTATTGCTTGGTGCTGATCTTACGATTCTTGCACAGATAATCAGTAAAGTTATTCCAATTCTCACGGGTGTAGATTACATCACCACGCACAACACCGTGATGAACATTGCGGAAGATGTGGAGTGCTTGTTGTTTAGTCATTGGAGTGAAGATTGTGTGGGGTTTGTTTCCTCCCCCCGTTGATACCAATATAAGGCATTTGGGGGGCAGTGCTCTTTTATTGTGCCACTAATACTTTTGGCACAAGGTATAAAGAATCACCAGAGAATCATGCCAGAAGTGAACTTAACTGTGCCACTGTTGGTTGACACAAACCACTCACCTTTCTTCTGGAAAACATGATCATCAGCACCGTGAGCAAAGAGTAAAGAATTGAGACGTGATTTGGTGGTTGCTGTTCTCCAACCCCCATCAAATAACTGAATGAAACCTTCACCAACGGTTGCAATATGGTTGCCGTGAAGAAACACTCTAGAGTTATTTGACAGATCTGTTTTAACCTCAGTGTTGCCTGATTTCCAGTTCAGTGCTTCAGTCACTGCCTCATTCATCAGGGTTTCGATCTTACGCATTGGTGTGATTGATCTCGACTCTTTTAATATACACGAATCAGATCCCTGTGCTCTTTTATTGTGCCACTAATACTTTTGGCACATATTCTTTACACAAACTCACCAACGATCAGGTGTACTTAAGTCTTCAACGTAAGCATCACAATGTTCTGCAGGTTCCAACTTGAATAGTTTTTCCCAGTCAATCTGATGTGGATCAAAGTCAGGAAATGCTTGAACATCTAGAGTAATGCGATAACGAACCTTCTGTGCTGATTGATACGCAACTGACATAAGTGTGCTCCTGATGTGTATGGAAATACTCTAAGATGGACTGATGTTTATGTCAATGGGTTGGGTGTATTTATCATGAGTGCTGATGTTTTTTGTGAGATGTGTGGGGGTTTTCTGATACTCGGGGTGCTTGACATTTTGTGCAGAGTGTGATAGAGTGCGGGGTAAGATCACAAGACCTGGAGACATTTAATTGACCATAAGTTTCAAGCACCTGAGCACATTTAAAAGACTATAAATGCAAGACCTGAGCACATTTAATTGACCATAAGTTTCAAGGTCTAGACACATTTAAGAGCACATAATCTCCAGACAATTATCAGCAATACAAAACATTCATTTATATTAAATAATACATTTTTAATTGATTTTAATACATTTTTAATAGAAATTAGGCATAAAAAGCAATAAAATCACACATAAACATCATCACCTTCTACATCACAAAACTCCATCAAATAGTAATCAATACTAACACCTAACTGTTGTGCTTCAGTATAATGTTCTTGATACTGTTCACCATCAAGAATAAAGAAATCAGTTTCGATCATTGTAGAATGTGACGATAATCAATGGACTTAATACACCAACCAGTTGCACATGTAATCTCTTCGATTAGATCTTCTTCATCATCTGCCTCCCATATTTGTTCATAAACTTCCTCATAAATCTCATCTTGTTCCTTCTCATCAATGTCGTCAAAATCAAACTCAATGTCTAGAACTTGGAATTGCATTGTTTCAGTCAGATAAGGTGAGCAGGTGAACCACAAGAACGATAGAAATCTACCATTCGTTTTGCTTCATCAAGAGTAGAGAATGTTTGCGTTCTCCACTGTTGCTGATACGGTGTGAGATACTTAATCGTGAACATTTCAGTGGTGAAAGTAAAGACGGACAATCAGTGAAGAAAAGAGAATCAAATCAAGCATCAATCTCCTCAAGAAATACTTTCTCAACTGCCAACCATTGAGATTCACTTAAGGACGGATCTTGTGACAAAACAAAGTCACGAACCATCTCCCAATCAGCATCCATCTCAAGAATAAACTGTGGGAGAGATTGAAGAATGTGGTCGATCATTGGGTGCGATTCCTTTGACTCTTTAAGAATACACGATTCCGAACTCTGTGCTCTTTTATTGTGCCACTAATACTTTTGGCACATCGTTATACTTACATCAGGTATTCTTCCCAAGAGAAAGGCCAGAGAACAGGATTGTCAAGGAAAAACTCATCATCTGCATCCACGAGTTCTGAATACTTTTCCCGACACATTTGTACGATTTCCTCATCAGATGGAAACTTCTTCATGATTAGGAATTGCGACGTTGAAGTTCTGCGATAAGTTGATTCAAATACTGATCTGCTTCTGGTGTTTTCAGAAGTGCTGCATCTGCAATCTCAAAAGATAAATCAGAATCATCAAGATCCTGAAGTTCTTCTACACTGTAGAATCCGTAATCAGTCATACTCATAGATAACTTTCTCAAGTTCAGTAAGAAGTTCGGGTGTGAAGTTTTCTACAATCGGTTGTGGTTCTTCATCCTCATTGCAATCATAATATAACTCACATTCATATTGATAAGCAAGGTCATCATCTAGAGTCATCAGATTCTCTAGTTGTTGTTCAATACTACGAATGAGTTGATCTTGTGTCATTAGAACTCAATACTCCAATCGTTGTCGTTGTGAAGATTAACCCAGAAAAAGTTCTTACCATTCAGTGATCGTAGAAACACACGATCACCTTTGTTTTGTTCAACAATACACTCCGATTCTTGTCCCATAAGATTACAGAATCGGTTGCGTGCTTTCTTGCTCTTGGGTGTTACAAACGCGGTCATGATTCAGAACTCCAGAGTAGACATTGAACGACGCATGTTAGAAGAAAGAAACAACGAACCCCAGGAATCAAAAGTGAACCAAGGTGCAATCGTGAAAGTTCCAGGAACTTCTTTACATTCACGCAATGCTTTCTTGGGAAACCAGATCGTATGACGTGGAGTGAGAATTGAACCGAATTGGATTGCTTTTTCGGTTTCTTTTACTTTAACAACTGGGAGAATGTTAAAGTGATGCTTGCGTCCCAGGTTGATGATACAAACATCGTTCTCATCAATGTTAGAGTGAACTTCGTTGATGCTTGCGGTCTTGAGCATGGGTTGCGTTCCTTTGACTCTTTTAATATACAGGTTTTTCAGACCCGTGCTCTTTTATTGTGACACTTGTATTTGTGTCACACATTCTTTACACTCTCCACCATATCTTGCAATTCTTCATCATCATAATAGTGGGACAATTCTTCCATCAATTCACTTTCTTTGTAGTCACTCATGCTATCACAAATTGTGTCGATGGCAAATGCACACAAATCGCGCACATCCATGTTATCAACAACTCGTTCAGCATAAAGTGAAATCAACTTGTAAATCTGTTCTTGAGTGAGTTCCATTTTGTTTGTGAAATTAGGAAGGGAAATCATTTGCAATAGTTGGGATTAGTTTGACAAAAGAGTTCTGCTTGCTGTTCTTGATACTCATTCACTGTAGCATGAGCAGCAATGCTTACTTTAAGACCAAGAGCAAGTGTAGCAATCAAGAGTGCAATTCGCATGATTAGATAACAGAAACTTCGATCTCTTTAATGTTCAACCCACACAACTGATTGTAGACGCGTTTGTTGATAACATCAGTTGCATTTTTGAGTTTGGATCGTTCATACCAAATAGTACAAAGTCCATCGAAAGTTGTGACCTTGATTCGGATGTCTTTCATGCTCAGTAGTTAGAAACGGTCTGAAAGATGATACCAGTGGAGTGATACCGAAGGTGAACATCACATTGGTATTCTTCACTCAAATTGTAGGCAAGATCGACTGCTCGATCTACACTTGTGGTGGTGTTTTCCCAAGGAGCACCATCACACTTTACGTCGATTCTGGTGTCGGGATGAAGTCTCATCTGCTTGAATTGCTTTGACTCTTTAAGAATACACGATTCTGGGTGCTGTGCTCTTTTAGTGTGCCACCTCTTTGACTGTCACAAGAGATGCCTGGAGATCGTTTTCACAATGAAATTATCTACACTTACCCCATGCACTTCTTGCATGTATTGTTCATAAAGTGTTTCTTCTTGTTCTCTTGCTTCAATCTCATGTGGTTGATAGAAATAGTCGTACTTTTCGACTGGTTCTTTACAATAACACATTTTTCCGTAACGAAGTTGCAGTGAACCCATCACCCATTGCCGCAGATGAGTCAATTCATGCAAAAGAGTTTTTACATACAACTCCTCATCCATGTGAGTGTGCAATTCGATCAGAAAGTGTCGTGGACGCTTAACATTATCATCCACGAAATCGCAATACCCATAGACACCTTCTCGTGCCAGTCCTCGATGTAAGATTTCCACCCCAACTTTATGTCGGGGCAGAAACTTATTCAGAAACCAAGAGGTAACATTCTCACAGAGGAGTTTGCGATAACCGTATCCAGAATGTTGGATGTAAGACATGATCCCCAATGCAAAAACCAGATGAAAGATGAAACAAAGATGAGTTTATGAGTCGTCGTCATTATCAGTGTCCCTCATAAAAACATAGTTGATTCCAACTCCAACTATAGCACACATTAACCACCAGAGAATAAATGTAGTCATCGCAGATACAGATAACCACCTGCCCAATCTGCTTTCTCAAACATTTGCTCACGAGATTGAATAATCAACACATTGTATCGTTCACCTTTAGCAGGTGCTTTTACAGTTGCTGGTTTATACACAGAACCAGACTTCTTATCAATGAAAGCATGAATAGAATCACGACGATCACCAATGTGCATGAAGACTTTGTGATACTTACGACCAGAAGAATCCAGAGAGTAGTGATACCCATCAGGAGCATCTTGCTGGAGAGCATCACACAACATCAGACCATACTTAACAATGTTAAGTTCAATCGTGTTGCGGGCATCTTGCTCAGCAACATAATCAGAGAAAGTTGCAGTCATTTGCGTGAATTGCTTTGACTCTTTTAATATACAGGATTTTGGACCCTGTGCTCATTTATTGTGACAGTTCTTCAACTGTCACCATGTACCTCTTTGGACGTGAATCTTTTTGATTTCATGATAAAGAAACTGACGAAGTTTAGTGTCTGTGGTGTTATCAAAAGCATAATACAGTCGATTCAAATACTCATCTTGTGTTGCACCAATGTTACCATCACCACCAATGTCATTGAGTGATGAACCAGCAGAAACTTTGTTTCTGCCAAAGTTACCAGAGACACGTCCAGTTGTTCTCAGTTTAGGACGAATCTTTGAGAGGTTAGAGTAAGTCATTTGAAAGTTGCATTAACACCAACAATTCGTGCATGAGGATTTCTTGCTTGTGCAGTTTCCCTTGCATCTTTAGGATTTACTGCTTGCACTTCTTCGGTGAAAACTTTACCACCGACATAGAGTTGAACAATGTACTTCATAATCAGCAATAGGTAGGAAGGATACAGAAAGAACCGCAGAACTTACGAACCCACTGAAGTGTATCATAGTGACTACGCGGTTTAGACATTACCATGCTCTTGTTTGTTTCTGGATTGAGAGCAATAGCAACGTATTTGTGATCACATTCTTGATACTCAGGAGTGATCTGTTGAATGAACATTTGACACACTTTACCCTCTTTCCAGTTGGTAGTGTAGTGAAATACCATCGGTTGCGTGGTTTGATTCAACAAAGTCATTCTAAGGGCATTGTGGGTGATTCTGAGAGGTCTGGTGGACAGTTCAACGACTGTCCCGAATCTTGTGAAGAATGATAATTTGGAGTGCTCCCAAAGAATATGCAATAAGAACCAAGATTCCTGTCATCATGTTAAAACTTTTCAGTGTACTTTTTCACACCATTAACAATATGACCAGTGCCATACTTATCATAGAATCTTACACCATGTTCCATAAACTCTTTGCGAGCAAGACGACAATCATCTTCATATTCAAGAAGACGTGCTACTTTTCTGATTTCACTTGGATTCATGAGAAAGTTTCCTTTACTTGATTAGATTAACCGATTTTGGATCAAAAAGCAAAAGTGTGTGACAGAATATCAACTGGCATAAACCTTTTTACCATTTACAATGTGTCCAGAACCTTTAGCATCACTAAATGGCACACCTTTTGTTCTAAATGCACTTCTTGCTGCTTCTGCATCACTTTGTTGTCTTTGTAGTTTTGCTTTCTTTGCTGCTGCTGCTCTTTCAGATGCTGCTCTTGCACCACTACTTAATCTTTCATAATCAACTGCTTCTTGTTGCTTTGCTTTGATATATGCTCTCTGTTTTGCAACATAATCAGGATCACTTGGATCTGGTTTTTCTAACTTATTGACTTTCTTTACAACTTTTTTAGTCGTTTGTTTTGTGGTCGGAGTTACCATCAGAATCTCATCAACACTTTCACCATCATATTCAACTTCATCCGCTAATCCTTGCTTCTGAAGTTTTGCATGTTTCATCAATGCAGCAAGTGCTTCTTTTTTATCTCTGATCTTTTTGATATTCTTTGCACGTTTCTTTACTTCTGGAGATCTTGTAACTACAACTTCATCTAGTGCTTCTTCCTTTCTTACACCAATTTCCACATCTTGTCTTTTCTGAGTACCAACAACAGCAGATGCTCTTGATCTTAATTTCTTACCTGCTGCTGGTCTTTCGCCCCATTCAGTTGGTTTATCTCTCCAATCATCATGTTTTCCAACATTTGCTTCACGACTTCTTGGAAGTTTAGTTGGTTTTGGTGATTGTGGTTTTGATGTATCTGCTGCCATCGAAAACTTTTCATCAATTTCACTTTCTTCTCTTAATTTTGCATTACTTCTATCAATAAAAGATATTTTTGTTATTTTTCTCTTTGGTTTTGTCGTTTCTTTTTTTCTTCCAGAGGTTACATCATCAATTTCACGTTGTAAAGCATCTGCATGTCTTGACAAAACACCAGATTTTGCCAATCTTACGTCTGATTGTGAAACTGCCTCACAAATCTCCATAAACTCATTAAATGTCCTTTGCGTTGCCATCTTAACCAATACTTTTTAGGTATTTATTAAAAAGAAAGACCACCCGAAGGTGGTCTCATCATATTCACCAAGTCTTTGGTATTACGAAGTTATTGTAAGAAAATACTTCACGATCAACTACTTTGTAAGATCCAAACTTGTTGTGAATGACATAACCTTCGTGGAAAGAATCCATGTCACCAATGAAACACTCAATTTCATCCTCTTCGTGAATGTAGAGGAACAGATCTGCTTTAATGGATGCAACCAACTTCCACAAACGAATGAGATTCTTATCACAATCGCATTTTTCTGCAATTTCATCCTCACAGATGGTACGTTGCTCACGGATGCAAGCGTTAATCTCTTTTTTGATTTGTGATGCCTTGCGATCAGACACAAACTCACATAGAGTGCTCATTTGCTTAGCAAACTTACAAACATCCTCCAGATCTTCACGATAAGGATTCAACGAGACAGCAGGTTGCACAAACAAAACGTGTTTGGTGCTTGCAAACTTGGTGGTGATAGGATGTGCTACCATTTCGGGCAGTTTATCACCAGTGTAGTAAGTATGGGGAGCAATGATAATGTCCTGACGCACAGGTGCAGGAAACTTGTAAGTAATTGTGTTGGGAGTAAATGTATCCAACCCAGTGCCGAAACCAATCCAATCTCCCTGATACACATTCTTAGTGCGAGGGAGAAAATCTAGGCAGAAAATGAGGATTTGAGTTACACGAGGTTGCCCACCAAAGTGCTCAAAGATGTCGTCTTCAGTATAGCACAGACGAATCTTTTGCTTGTTAAATGCTGCTTTCGTGCAAACAAAGAACTTACCATTCTCAGGATTAGTTCCCCATACAAGTGCAGGAGAACCATCCATCTTAGTGCTGATAAAACTATCAACATCAGAGAACCAATCGAGCACAGAAAGATCTCCTGTCAGGATGGTATCTTCAGGGTGCTCGATGTGCTTGTTTTGAGTCATTGGAAGTTTGTTGATGAATCTATTGTAAAACCACCCCAGCACTTTTGAGCACTGGGGTGGACAGTTATTTAATTGTCCTCTTTCAGTTTATCCATTGCAGATTTTCAGAAAAAATTGAATCAGATTTTGATGAGTTTAGTAAAATCTTCCTTCTGATTATCTTGAGGAAGGAATCGGTGCTCACATTCTGGATGATGCCAAGGAAGCATAGATTTGTGTCGGTTGACATCCAAACCAAACAGAGAACAAAGTTTCTGCTCAAGTTGTGCTAGTTTATCAGTGAATACTTTAGATCGAGTCGTGTCAACACTTTCGTTTGCCATTAGTTTGATCGAGAACATAAAGTGAATCGGTTTGTTTGAAATCACTGCCTGAGATGCAAGAGAAATAATACTTCCCCAACGAGAACCGAAGTTTGCCATGTTCACATACATTGTGTATTCACTCTCATTGTTCCAATAATCATCTACCCAGTCATCAGAGGCATTGTTAAAGAAAACAGGCAGTCGATCATCATTCCAAGATTGGAACCTTTCAGCACCATCAGATTTGCCAGAAACTACACGTTCAATAATGATTTTGTTAAAGATTTCCTTGATTGCACTTTCAGAGATTGCACCCTTTCCAAGGAAACGGGTTTCTGCTTTGATCTGATCATCAGTTACAATGGCACCAAGACAGATAAGTTCTCGAACTGCAGCATTTACATCAGCAGCAGAAATTGGATTGTAAATATCTTTCTTTTTAATGTTAGATGCGGTTGCAAAACGAATCTTAGACGCAACACTCTCAAATCGAACTGCTTGACACATCCATCCAGGAATACAAAGGATGGTAGATACAGTAAATCGGTGATCTCCATTGATTGTCTCATTGGTATCTACATCGTAGTAGATAACAGGAGCATCAAGACGTATTCCGCTATCTTGAATGTCCTCTTTTAGTTCTTCAACTTTAGCAAGATCAACACCATTTGCACGTCCAGGATTCTTCCAGTGAGAAAGATCCTTCCATAGTTTCATATGGATGTCACCAACCAATTCAACACCAGAAACACCATAAGCACTCGGTTCATATGTCCAATTATCAGGATTGCAAGCAATGGCATCCCAATACTGACAGAGAAAAGAGTTTGTTGCGATAGTTTGCATAATTAAGTACGTTGTTTGAGAAAATTTGACAGGAGTGAGAATAAGTTTTAATTATCCTCTTTGAGTTTATCCATTGCAGATTTGCTGATTTTGCATACCATATCATTGTCGTAGAAGTATTTTACCCTTTCTCGACGAGCAACAATCAAAAGATCATATTGTTCTTGTTGTTGTTTAGTAAAGGTGAAATCTTGTTTCCTCCAAGCATCTTTCAATTCACGAAGATGAGGGAGAACATTTACAGTTTCAGTCATTTTGATTTAAGGATGCAAGAAATACAATTAACCAAAGTTCAAGTGCAATCAGCACTATCATTTCCACTACTATCGGGGGGAGTGACATTTGGTTTCACATAACGAATGTTGTAAGGAGAATTGAAGAACCTGCGGAAAGAAGTAACAACAATAATGCCTGCCGAAACAACACCAACCAAACCCAAGAAGGTGGTAACATCACCCGTGAAAGTATAAGTGTCAGGAGTCATAATCAGTAATCGTAGTTAGAGTTCAGAAAAGCATTAAAAGTTTGAGCATCATCACTCTCATCAAAGAGACCTTCGAGGTCTGCCTCAGTGAAATCAAATCCTTGAGATTCTTCAATTTGAATGTCATCAAAGTAGTTCATGGGTGTTCCTCAACTGAACAAATGTAATATACAGAAAACTAGGGTGCTTTGGGGAAAACAGTGGACAGATTATCAACTGTCCTTTGAGTGTTTTCTTCATCATTCCAATGTCTAATAACACCTGCAACAATGAAACAATTTGTTATTAGATAAGTGATAAAGATAAAAGTTCTGATAATGGCAATTTTATCAGATTCTTTATCACATTTACTTGCCTTTTCACCTAATGCCTTTGCCCACCATCTCCAAACATTCTTCCTCTTCTTCATAGATTGACTTTCTTGACTTGATGTATTCTAATTGGTTCCATTGTTCTCTATAACAAATCACAAGTAATCTTTCATTTGCATGAATGGAACAGGCAAGGTAGTTAAGTTCATCTTTAGGTCTGACAATATGTTCAATCGTAACATAATCTTCACACTCAAAATAAATCCACCCTTCTACACCTTTATTCCATTTTACATAATCATTGACTTGTGGTTGATAAGTCATACAAAGAACCTTTCTACTCCCTGATATTTAATAGGCATAGATGTCCATGGTCTTGTATCGTCAATATTTACACAAGCACCGATGGTTTTACTATTGATTGGGGCAAAGTATTCTCTGGTTTTGGATTTATAAAATCCCCATATGGTTCTGGTTGTGGCACCATTGTTGTAATCAAACTTCCGATGACAACGCAACCAAATAGAAACAATACCACGTTTGAACTCTTCAAACTCATAAGAATAACCTTTCGGTGCTTTATGTGGAAACTCAACAATCATATTCGCGTTCAATAGAAAGAAGAGAAATTAGTGTTTTGAGTTTAGTAATTTCTTGTTCCTGTTCATTGATTTTGTTTTGAAGACGACGAATTTGTTCTCTATACTGTTCTTTCAATTCAAACAGCATTTTATTTGTATGAGCAACGTGATGTGTCATAATCAGGTGGTGAAAGAGTCAACAACAGTAGATTCTACATCTTCAGCAAGAGCATAAGTTCGTGCGTTCAAGATGTTTTCCCGTAAAGCAGTATAATGCTGCTCATAGAAGTTACCATCATCATCTGCAGAAATCAAATCAAAACATTCATCATCATCTTCCGCAATTACATTCCAAACACCACCATATTCACTCGCAGGAAAAGGAACATAATGCTGAACAATATAGAGAAACTTTTGTGCCATTTGTGTTGTTAAATTACTCCTTCAGTTTAATTGGTTTTTGGTCAACTGTCAATTTGAATCATTTTTGATATCGACAATCAGGATGTGGTTGTGGAAGTTCAGCACATACTTTATCATATGCTTTGAACAACTTTTGATCTCGTTGAATTAGAAACATATTCCATCCAATCACAACAGAGAAACAAAGTGCAGTGTAGGTGATATATTTTTTAATCATACTGCCAGTGCTCCATTAGGAATTTCAACAATTTTAGGAAGTTCATTTCCAAGTGGGTTCATTTCATAGCAAACCCACTCACCATTGCGGAAGAGATAGTGATACTCTTCAGCATTCACAGCAAGAAGATACTCACACAGATCAGCATCAAGGCGAGGAGGAGTATCTTCACCACGCTGAGAGTAATACTGAGGACCATAAACACCCTTCACACCAGTATTATCCCAACGCTCATCAGTCCAGCAGGAGGACACATCACCACCATCAATCAGTTCTGCAGCAAGTTCTTTGCTGTTGTAGTGTGTCTTCAGGATGCGACCCAACCATTCGGGATAACCATCCCAGTGATGATAGGCAGAAAGAATACTACCATCAGAAAGTTCAAGACCAATTCGTGAACGCGTTGCCATGAGAGTGTTAAGAAAGGTTTGTGAGACATCTGTGTGCCTCATGAACAAATAATAGAACGACACAGGGCAATTTCAAGATACCCTGTGCCAGTTCCCTGAGTGTCACATCAGAAGTTCAGATAATCGTCGATTGCTGCTTCAAGTTTCTGAGAGAGAACTTGTGGAGGAAGAGTAGGAATAACTTTCATTGAACCAAGATCACATTCATAGTAGTGACCAAGATTCAATTCAATCATTGCACCATCAGCACCATCTTCATAGAGAGAACGTGCCATCTCATCTTCAACAACAATTACACGATATGCTGTAAGATCCAGCACCAGCATGTAATCAAAGGTTTTGTTTTGTTTGAAATCCTCTACAGTTTTCTTTTCAGAGAGGAAAGATTTAACCTTGAACTTTTTAGTTTTGTGTGGAGTTCGTTTGAAGAAAAGGTTTTTACCCATCTTCATTTCAACTTTTACTTCTTCACCTTCAGGAGATTTCCAGATGAAGTCATAACCAGTTTGATCCACACGTTGAAGATCAGAAAACTTGTCGATTGCTTTTTCTACAGCAGTCGCACGGGCAAAATTGTCTGCGTTAGAACTGAAACCTTTGTCGTTGTAAAGACTTTCAACAACACCAAAGATTTTGTTCCAGTCTGCACCTTTCTCAAGGTGGTCGATCAGATGAGTCATAATGTCTGAATTGGACATTTCAAAGATACACGAAAAAGTGGGTCAGTCGAGAGGTAGTGTGCCACTTGATTGACTGGCACAGTGTTGTTTAATATATTTTTTTGCTTGCAATACAGTATTAACAACATCTAACTGCTGTCCATTATGAATAATCATAAGTTTGTTTTTATAGGGAATAGCAGCATAGGTGCCATCACCGACAATAAATCCTTCTTTCATCGTTTTGTTACAGAAATGGCAGGTTCACCTTTAGCAAAAATAGTATCAACAACAGTCTGAATCTTCTTAGTGGTGCTGATACCAACAGAGTTGAAGGTAGGAATGATCACAAGTCCATAAGACTTCTGATATTGTGATAGGTTGCCAGGTTCAATCTCACCAGTGCGAAGACGTTTGGCATCATTGTGATGCAATCTTACCACGCGTCCAATAGTTTGAGTGATGCCAATGACATCCATTGATCGCATAAAGATCACTGCCTCAAGACCAGATACATTGATACCTTCAGACAAAATAGAATGATGAATAAGAATAAACTTCTTAGAATCATCAACACTCCACTTGTGCAGAGTGTCAAAGAACTCCTCACGATTGACTTTCTTACCATCAATAATAGCACCAGTCTTAGATGTAATCACCATCCAAGAATATCCACGATCAGTTACCTCTTGGCAGAAGTCAGTTTGTGACATCAATGCAACAATTTGTTTGGTTGCTTTGGCACAAATCAGAATCTTAGATACACCAGAGTCATCAATACTTTCCAGCAGATGATTGCGATCTCGTTCAAATACATTCATGCTGTCCAAAGATACCTGCTTAGCAACAATCTTAGGAGGAATGATGTAACCTTCATTCACCATTCGGGGTGCAGGAATGTTGGCAATGATGTTACCATAAACCTGCACATTATTCATCCCAGGTTTCTTTGGAGTTGCAGAATACTTTGGTGTTGCAGTGTAGAAATAGCAACGATCTGCATGTTGACTGAAGTATTCAGTGGCAACATAGAAGTTACGTTGAGTTGAATTATGTGCCTCATCAAAATGAATTGTGTTCACTTTGATGCCTGCTTCCATAATCTTGTGCAGAGAATGGTAAGTGGTGAAGATTAGTTTGTGTTTAGGAGCATCAGGATTAAATGCAACTCTCACTATCTGATCCCAGTTCTGAATATCTGCAGGTTTAGTGGTGCTGAAATGATGAGTTTCTCCTGAGTGAACATGAAGAACAGCAACGTTATCAATGTGCTCAAGATACTCAGAAGAGAGTTGATTTGCAAGCAAAATGCGAGGAGCAACAACAACAACAGTCTGTGGGGTTTCTTGTTCAAACTCACGCATCGTGTCAGCAACACCTACAAGTGTTTTACCTGCACCAGTTACAGCACAAATGATACCTTTGATATGATTCTGAGTTGCATCCAAACACTCTTGCTGATGAGGTCGAAGAGAAAGCATGAAGTTCAAATCAATGAAGTAATCATATCAGGAATCTGGTCCCTTGGCAAGAAGGTGTGCCAGTTTACATACCGACTTTTAGAAATGGTGGTGGAGCTACATTTTTTTCAAAAATATCATCTTCTGAAAATCTTTTACCATCAAATATAATATAACCTCTTCCACTGGCAGCAGAGTAAAAAGATAAAAGAACTTGTTTTTTCAATACTTCTTCAACATCTGCCTGATGTTTTGCAAAAAAGAATCCAAATTCAGCATTAGTAAGCAATGCATACGATTTTTTATATTCTGTGAGAAACTGTGATTTATATTTGCTTAAAATTTTCATCTTGTCATCTTTACTCAATAAACCTTTTTGTTTCTTTTCTTTTTCAACATCTTTTTTGATTTTAGATATTTTTCCTTTGATTGATATCTTAGATTTATTTGCAATTCCCAAAAACTTACCCATAGATCCAGGTGTTTTTGATAGATATGCTGTATATTCGGCAAAAAAATCTTGAAGTGTTTCTACATTTGCAGTTAAATCGTTGTTATTTTGACTTAGATAACCATATGCACTTCTTCCCTCTAACATTTGGTTTGCTAAATCCTCATAATTTTTGGCAAGATATAAGGATCTGTCATATTTTGTAGAGTACATTGAATTTGATCCAAGATCTTTATTTATTTTTTTGGGATCTAAATTATTTTTTTTACATGCTTGCTCAAAATAATGTATTCTTGAATCAGATAACTCTTGAAAGAATACTTTTAGTTTTGGATAGTTTTTAACAAGAGTGTAGAAATAATTGATTGTAATACCACCCTCACCACTAGCAGATTTAGATCCTTTTGGGACAAAATGAATTGCATTACCAGTGCCAAAATTAGTGAATATGTGATAGTGCTTTCTTTCTTGTCTTTTATATACCAAATCAAAATAAACCAACAATCTATCAGTATCAGTAAATACGACAGGTTTTATATCAACAAATTCATTAACGGCATTTTCAAATTCTGAATATGTATTTCCAGAATCTTTTGCTATTCTCATTAAGTAAGATACATAGGTTGCAAATTCGTCTTGTTGTCTTTCCAAAAATGTTCTAGAAAGTGACGAAGGTAAATTAAAAACCTTTACGGGTATTTGTGTACTATTTTCATCAAGTTGTTTGAGAGAAATTGAATATATTTCGTTATCTTTCCAAGCCTCGATCATCAAATTTCTATACCTTTCCATTGTTAAAAATTCTTTTTTATTTTCGAGAACTTCTTTTTTTAATTTTGTTTCTGTTATATCAGTATTTTCAATTAAAGTTTTAATTTCACTAAACTTTTTTGAATTGTTTTTAAT